CATACACCAACCAAAATATTGCACCTATGGTATTAACTAATCGTAGTTTAAAAACATTCTCTATTAGAAAAGAAACCAATATAAGAACAGTCCCGATATACCCAAAAATTTCCCAATTCATATTATATTATTTAAAAAGTTAAAACCCCTTACGGGGTTTTTTTAATTTTGAACGAATGCTTTGTCGGCCCACGTTTTTGTGTTTACCAACTCCCACAACTTCATGTCACACATATCAGGGAAAGATGTTCTCATATTTCCAACCGTTATTACCTCAAGGAATCCACGGTCAATTGAATACCATTTACCACCTTTGGTTGTCAATACATTGAACCAAATCACTTTACCGTCATCCCAAGTGTGTTTGACCTGAATGTTAAGAAGAGAATTTTTAGACCAACCGCTCATCATATCGGAAGCGGTCCCTTTACTATCGTGAATATTAATGAAACCCGCTTGACATTTGTTTGCAATACGAAATTCATATTCCTTATTCACATCTTTGATATGGTTGGAAACCATAACAGAGATTCTCTTATTCTTTACTGTGGTGTCAAAAGAGCCGTAGAATACGTCTCCGGCTAATGTTCCTGTTGTTAACTTTACTGCTGGGATTGTAGGTGTGTTGGTCATATATTTTGTGTTTTGTGAATACAAAGATAGGACTTTATAACTTACTGGCAAAAAATATTTTTAATTAATTTGAAACCGCAAATCCATAGGATAAAATAATTCTCGGGATTTGACCCTCAACTCGGGTTGTAGAATGAGGAATTACCCCTGATTCCACTTTTAAGAGGGTTCTTTCAGTTATATTTATGACTTTACCGTCATAAATTGGTAATCCTCCTTTTTCGGGTAATGATATAAAAACATTGTATCTTCTTGAATGTAATTCTTTGTTACTTGGGTTGGCATCAACATGTTCTGGCACTTTAGCTCCGTTTCTTTGGACACTTACAAAATCTCCTCTGTATGGTTCAAATTTATTATTTTCTAAATTTTCAATTTCAATTATCCTTTTTTTTATTTCGAAATTTAAATCCAACTTTTCAGGTATTTTTTTGAATAATTCTCGACTTCTGTAAGGTCCGGTTGGATTTGGAATTAGATATTTTTCATTCCTCAGAGCCCACTCTCGAATAATTCTCTGTTCCTCTTCAGATATGAAATTATCATAGAAATATGTTGAACCAATTTCATGTTTCATATTCATAAATATTATTATATTTATTAACATGTTTAAAGAGGAGCTCTTACAGGAGAAATTAAAATATTTGATAATGTCCGAACTTCAGGGGAAGTTCGAAATTTTGGACTTTCGTGTTGAATTCAGTTATTCTGAACCTCAAATTTTAGAAGCATATGACGTTGACGTTAAATTTGATTATTTATCGACAATCGATAGTCAGGCAAGTGATTTCGGATATGATATCAATAAAATGTCTGATACGTTCAGAAAAGCAGTTCAAAAATATCAAATAAATAAGGAAGGCAAAATTGTTACCAATTCAGAATATCTCGTAAGCGATGGCATGATTTGGGGCATCGAATTTCAAGCCGACACAAAACATGTTTTCGAAATGTCCTTTAATGTTAATCTATGGTTAGATTAAACCTTATCACAATCATTAGGCTGGAAACAACCCTGTCCACCACCTTCAACATATCCCACTCTCATATCAATATGAGTTGATTTCAAATAGGGACTTTCTTTACCACAGATGACACACTTGTCAAAAGCATCAGAATTATCCTCCTCAGTTTTGAGAACACAACCCAAGTGGTCATACCCAACTAGATAGTCATAATCGATTTCAGAAGTGTCTCCACCACAGATAGAACAGGTATATGGATGAATAATCTTTTTGACAAGACCATCTTCACCAATAACAATTCCGAAATCTTCGTCATCGTATCGAGGACCTTCTTGGTCTCTTCTAGCTTGCCAGTATTTATTTCTTGTGAGTTCTCCCAACATAGAATCATTTGGAGTTTCTAATATTTCTTTTTCTGTTACTGTAACTTTGATTGACATAGTAAAGTTTTTTTAAAAGATATAAACTCACTAATATAAAATAAAGGTATTTATTAATATGGAGGACAAAATAAAAAGATTAGCATCGAACTTATCAGAAATATTACCTGAACCAAAGGAACCTCAACAAGTTTGGGACAATTTAAGAGTTCTGATGAATGAACAAAAAACCTACTTCGAAAAAATATCACCACAAAATATTATCAAAGTAATATTTTACATTTGGTCTTTAAAGGAAACAGGTAATTTCAAGTTAGCTGAGAAGATGCTAAATGAAATTTCTTTTGCACTCGTGTTCCATCATGAGGGTAATCATCATAAAGAATATTGTGGTTCTTGTAGAGGTGAAGGTGATTTTGATTGTGATGATTGTCGTTCGGGTATGGCTACGTGTGAAAATTGTGATGGTAGTGGATTAGAAGAATGTGCTGAGTGTGGTGGTAATGGTGCAGTAACCGAGGATGGTGAGACCTTTACTTGTCCTGATTGTGGTGGTGAGGGTCAGGTTGAGTGTGGTGAATGTAGTGGACAGGGAGAGGTTGAGTGTAGTCAATGTAGTTATGGAAGATTAACCTGTAATGAATGTGAGGGGTCTGGTGAGGTAGATACTGATGAATTTGAATATTTTGAACATTTCATAGTAACATGGAATAATTTCATTAAAAATAGATGCGAAATAACTGAAGAAGATACTGATGTCACAATGAGTGAATACGAATTTGACAGAATAAGTGATAAGTTCATAACTCTTGGTCATACGGAAAGTCACATGAAATTCGAAGATTGGGTCATAGAAAATGAAATGTATTGTGCATACTACAATGATAACCCAAGATTAATTTATGATAGTTATATGGAAATATACACACCTGACTTCAGTTTAAAATATGCAGAAGCTTAATTATGAGTAATTTAAAAACTTTCCTTAATATATTGTCCAAATCGGGTGGCTATCCAAACCCCGATATTCAATCTGTTGCCAAAATGATTGGTTATGATTTAGATAAATTACTTGAAGACTTAGTCAAAGAAATAGGAGAAGAGAAAGCCAATGACTTTGTTCAGAAAGCAGTTCAAAAGATGTCAAAAGGTGATGGAGTTAGAATTCAAGACCAAGATGACCCTGAACAATTCGCTAACATACACCTTATTAACCCACACATTGACTTAGAAAATGATGAAACTACTGTATTATCTGATTGGGGTTGGGGTGATACCAATATTTTTTACAAAGATGATGATGGTAATGAAAGTTACAAAACAATCTCTGAAATTGCTGACGAGGTTGGTATGGGAGAATGGGCAGATTTCGACGAAATGGTAGATGAAATCAGAGAAGAATGTAATCAATTATTTTACAAAAATTGTGGTTTTGGTATTTGGTGGGACGACCGAAAGGATATAGTAAATAACATATAAAAAAAGAGAGACCGAAGTCTCTCCTTTAGGGCCGTCTGGTTTAGACAGCCTCCACCACCAAATTTAACGAACTTGGAAACCTTTTTGCATTACTTGACTAACTAACTCAGCCATCTCTTCTCCTTTCATATAACCAATAACATCATCACCCAATTCAGGTTTGAAGAACTTTGTTATAAAATCACCACTATCTCTGTCTATGATAGCAACCTCAAAGTCACTAACAAAGTCTCCGTAAAGACCACTTCTACCACCAACGATTGAGAATTCAACATCCTCGTTATATATTCGAGTCATCTTACCACCTTCAAGTGGATGTGGTTTAGCCCACTCAATAATATTTTCTACTGTTATCATTGTTCAATTTTACTTTTATTTATTAAATGTTCAGTCAAGGTATATTCATTATTCGAAGTAAGAATAATTGAGTCAACCAAGTGTTTGTATGGAACGTGAACCAAAAAATCTATTCCATTGAAGAAATCCAAGTTTGACTTGGTTTCCAAACAAGCATTAACCATTTTAAGAAATAATTTGAACTGAACTCCATTACTGAATGATTCGTTGACAATTACTCCAAAGGTCTCGTGTTGAATTTTAATAGTGTGTGATGTCATGTATTAGGTTTATTTGTGAGACACAAAGATATATTTTTAATTTCAAATAAAAAAGTCAATTCCCTTTTTATTCGGGTATAATACGTCTTTTTTTAAAAACACAAAATATTTATAGATTACATGGAAAAAGATTTGGACATATTAGAAACAATCCTCAGGGACCAAAATTACGCAACAGAATACATTGCAATGATTTTACAACACTTGGTTAAGGAATTAGGACAATCCTCACTTGAGAGATTTACCCCGAATTTTATTTACTCAGCATTAGCATTTGAACTTGGAAGAGCTAAATCAAAGGAGATTGCAGAATATTTCGAGGAGTTCAAAGAAAAAGGTAGTTACAGAACAACTCTTCAAAAAGCAATGGAAGATTCTCCATCATTTTCGAAATACACAAAATAAAAAACCCCATCCGTAGAAACGAACAGGGTTTGGCAAAATAGGTTGAGAATACACCATCTTGTGAGAGTCTTTACAGGAGATTATTTGTTTCCTCCGATTTCCACTTCCTTTTGAGAAGTAACTCCCAGTCACGGTCAATTAGATTAACCAATCCTTAAGTCGTAATATACTCTATTTTTACTCATCACTCTTCTAGGTTGCCACCCAAACTCATCCTTGCGGGATTAGAGAACTTCCAAAACAATCGTATCGGGCTTGGGACCCTTTACGGCCATGAACAACTCATGACTAAGTAGTGACCTGTCTACCACGACTGACGAACACTTTTCCTTTTAGTTTTAATGATTTGTTAGAATCCTTATTTTAACAAAGGGTTTGATTTGTGGATGTTAGATGTAGCGGTTCGTCAACGCAGCCATCCCATCTTTTGAACGAGACGATACTGAACTACACCTTGAAGTCTCCCGACCTCCATACTTTGAGTTTACTTCATAACTGACCACTTGGTAGAGGTCTGATAAGGAGAACAACAGCACCATCTGTTTGAACTCTTACCTTTCGGTTTTAAGTCTACTCTAATATTGAACTCCGCAATTGTATAGTTGGATGACCATACTTCTCACAACAGCTCTACGAGTTATTCTTATTGGTGTTCCCACCTCAACCAAACGACCCACATCGCTCGGTCACCCAACCACTTTCTCTACAGTGTCACCCTCAATACTCAAGGTTAGATGATATCCCGCTTGTCTACTCGAGCTCCGTTACCGAAGCCGCAACCGTTCCAATCAAGAACAAGTCACTTTATACTACTTTCATAGTTTATTTATGGACTATAGACCGCCCAATATCTTTATCAGTCATTTCAAACTCAACCCGAAGGTCTCATCTTCAACTCCTGAACGGATAATATTTTTATTCAAAGAACTTTAAAATTAATGAAGAAAAGAGGAAACTTTACGACCCACCGAAGTAGGAACCTTTACTACCCCTTTTCTTCATTTGTCTTACAAAATTAAGAATGTTTTGGGAAACAGTCAAATTTTTGTAGAACTTTTTTTTTGAAGAACAATACAACAAATAATTCTACGGACCCCCTACTCTTAATAGGACAGGTTTATTTGGTTATTCATTCAAAGAACTAAACGACTCTCGTCATTTGTTTTTCAAAGATAGGATGAATTTTTCAATTCGTCAAATCTTTTTTAAAAAAAATAGGGAACCTCGATTTTACGACCGCAGTCAACCTATTCTTAGTTGCGAAGGATGGATTCGAACCACCGACCTAAAGGTTATGAGCCTTCCGAGCTACCACTGCTCTACCTCGCGATATATCTTTATGATTACAAACCCACTTCCCCACGGTCACCTATCCACGTCATGCGCTGGTTGAACCAGCGGGTGTAATCAATATTTTTAAGAACTTATTTAGAAAATAAGTCCCACAAGCTTATGAATCTCTCGATAAAACACTTGTGGGACATTTGTTTCACAAAGATAAGTAGAATTTTTGGTTCAGTCAAATCTTTTTTGAAACTTTTGGGTTTGGGGATATTCTGTCTTCTCAGACAGAGACATATAAATATCTACATATTTACCAAAAGTCATTCATCATCCAAATTATCTATTTGTCTGTTCATATCAAGAACAGCCAAAACAACAAAGAGGAATAATATTACTACTACAAAACCTAAAATCATTTTAATATAATTTCTGCAAGTTTAAAAAGATATTCACCCGAAGTTTCTTCCTTAATCTCTTCGATTGGAAAATATTTGGCGTCGGTATGTTCTTCACCATCAATCGCGTTAACCAAGTCAGGCATAATCTCATCATCAACATTTAGAAGATAAACATACATTAAACCTTTAACCTTTTTACCATCTCTTGTATGACGAGGAATTAACCCAACAAATTGGAGTTCTTGGTCATCGATGTTAATTGCGGTTTCTTCAAAGAATTCTCTTCGAGCACCCTCTTGAGTAGTTTCTCCATCCTCAAGTTTACCGCCAGGTATGGACCACATTCCAGGGAATGAACCCAAGTTATTTCTCTTACATAGAAGAAGTTTGTTTTTACATTTTACGGCTACGCCAACGTATCTTTTTTTATCCATAGTATTTATATGTATATGAAGGTTAAAATTAATCAAAATATTTTTAATATCAAAACTTTAATCGATAAAAAATCCCAATCTATTGGAATGATGGGTAAGACTTTCGATTCTACGTTTGATGGTCTTCTTTTTCTTATGGGTGGAAAGAAACAATGTTTTTGGATGAAGAACTGTGTCATTCCTTTAGATATAATCATAATCAAAAACAACGTCATCGTTAATATCCACCACAGTTGTCCCCCTTGTAATGAAGACCCTTGTCCTTCTTATTGTGGTAGAGGTAACATTGTATTAGAATTGGAGGGTGGAAGTTGTGAAGATTTGAATATCCAACCAGGTGATACAGTTGAATATCTATTCTAATTCTTCCAAATCGTTTCTTTAACTTCTTCTTTGTGAGCAATATATCTCGCCAAAACAAAAAAGTAATCACTCAATCTGTTTAGATACATTGATATCGGGTGAAGTTTTATAAAGTTATCCAAAACCTTACATTCAAGAACTTCAATTTCAGTTCTTCTTGCAATTGTTCTACAGATGTGTGCTGTGGCAACTGACCTACTACCCTTTGGTAAAATAAAATTTTTAAGTTCTGGTAATTCTTTATTCATTGTATCCATAGCTTCTTCAAGTGATTTGATATCTTCTTGAGTTACTTCTGTCAGTTCAATGTTATTATCATTAATAATCATTGAACCAGCATTGAATAAATTCCATTGAATGATTTCAAATAGTCCATTAATATCTAATATCTCACTTCTAAGTAACCCCACAAATGAGTTCAACTCATCTAATGAACCAACCGCCTTTATTTCTTGAATTGTTTTGGAAACTCTTCGTCCTGATAACAGACTTGTTGTTCCGTCGTCACCTTTCTTCGTATATACTTTATTTGCCATGGACAAATAATATAAAATAATTATGAAGTTTCAACTGATTGTTTGGATTGTTCAATCTTTTCTAATAACTTCTTTCTAAATTCTTCAGATAACATTTTCAAGAACTTAATGTAAGGTGCATCTTCTCTTTCAGGGTCGTATTTGTAAGAACCTGATGGAGGTCTTTTAGCTCTTCCTAAGTAGTTAAGACCTGATATGTTTGTGATACATTTGTGTCCTCCTGATTGAGATTGAATTAAATCCCAAGCATTGATACCGATTTTGTCCAACATTCCTTTTTGTTCTTCAGATAGTTCTGTGAATGGAGTATCCATCATTTCTTTGATGTCACCCAAAACCTTTTCGCCTCCGTCCATCATCATAAACTTCCCACCATAAAGAGCATCAAAATCTTTGAACGTGAACCCAACACTTTCGGGACCGACCGAAGTTTCACTAATCCATTTGATAGTCGATAAAGGTATTTTCTTTTCTTTGAGTTGACCTTCCCATTTCCCCAATACTTCTTGAGCGATTTCCCCAAGATTAACACCTTTAAGTTCCCTTTCCTTTTTGAACGGATTACAAGAAACCTGTAATAACCCAAGCGGCCATGCCATGATGAGAAAGTCTGCATCAGGATTGTTTCTAAATGGGGTATACCTATCATAGGACCCAGGTTTAAACATACTACCCCCACCGTATTGGAAAATAATATTGTCGCTGACTTTCGGAAAGTCCTTCATTGCTTTCGCATAATCTTCTGCATTTTTTTGTAATTCTTTTGGCTTTGGTGCGTTTGTTGTTTTCATCCAACTCTTAATATTCGTAAGAATTGAAAGTAATGATGGTTCAGAGTCCATCACCAAACCTTCCAAAAATCCTGGTTTGTTTTTGAATGCTAATAATAGTTTGTTAATAACAAAACCAAGAAGCATTTTATTCTTTTGTAGTGGAGTTTCTTTGTCAAATCTATATAGATAATTAACAACATCCTCAGCTGATAATCCGTATTTAGCGAAGTCAGCAGAATCCACCGTGTTAATCAATAAAATATCTGAGCTTGGGAACAAGTCTTTGGGTGATACAACTTGAGATATTGTCTCAACATTCGAACGAGCTTGTCTGAATGATTTTGACGTTCCTTTTTCAGCACCAACTTGTTTGTCGTGGTGGTCTGTGTGAATCTTGAACATTGGTTTACCATGTGCGAAATCAACTAAAACCGGCATCACATCACCTTCAGCATCATTCTTCTTAACCGCAAATTCTTTATCACCATATTGGATGATATGTGCTCCCACAACATCAATACCATTGTTTTCAAGGTATTTCTTCATTGCAATTGCTGTGGTAACACCATCCAAGTCTTGGTGAAAATAGATTTCGGCCTTGGGATATCTCTTCCTCAAAGCCGAAATATCTCTTATACCCGTCTCCTTAATTAATTTCTTCATTTAGAATGAGAACCAACCTGGTCTATATGAATCCCAAATTTTATACCACATAGGTTTTTTCTTTTCTAAAGCTTTTTCTGTTTCTTCACCCCATTTTCCATCTGTTGGATATACTCCCAACATACTCTGAAGTTTCATGATAGCCTTTTCAGTTTGTGAGTTTGGACCTGTTAGTCCATCAACCTCCAATCCTGCATTCATAACATTTTTATCGTTCAAAAATTTTTGAACAGCCATTGTCAATTTTCTATCCTCACCTTGTTCTTTGATTACCATCTTAACAATTTTAGTTAAGTCAGCTTCAGTGAGTCTGATTACTTTTCCCATATTAATATTTTAAAGTTAGTAAGTATTTTGATTTATTGATTAATGCTAACATTTCATCTCTGATGTTTAACAAGTCAGTATCATATCTACCATCAAGTTGGTCAGACATTCCTACTAAGAATTCAGTAATACCGTCCATAAAGTTTTGAACACTCAAAGACGTGATATCTTGAAACATCAAACCAAACTCAGGCTCGAACTCAGGTCTTCCGTATTTACCCATCATAGATTCAGTAAAATCATCAATTAAGTCACCAAGTCCATCGTAAATTTTACCATAAGTTTTATGTTTTGCATCACCAAAAGTCTGCCAGTGTAAAAATTTAAATTGAAGTTGTATTTGAAGTAATTTTTTTATTAATTCCTCTTTCATAAAAATACTTTTCTATAAATATACTGACAATAAAAAAAGGGGTTATAAAACCCCTTCTTTAAAATCTAATTTTGTTTGTTTGTTTTTATCAACGAAATGTTGGACTCTATCTTTGGCAACTTTCGCATAGTTTTCACTAAGTTCAATACCAATCCATCTTCTTCCTCCTATCTCTGCGGCACATAAACTTGTTCCACTCCCAGCAAACGGGTCGAGAACCAAATCATTTCTATAAGTAAGAATCTTGATTGCTTTCATTGGGATATCCAATGAGAACGTCGCTTTGGTCATTTGTTTTGTATCAGCAAAATAATCCCACTGACCATAAACCAAATCCATAAATTCTTTCTTATGTTCCTCTTGATAAACAGTTTTCTTTTTGGTTGTTCCGTCCTCTTGTTCTAAGTCCACGATTTCTCCAACCCACTCAGGTTCACCCTTAACTTTCTTGATATGTGTTTTCTTGTAAGCCAAAATTACACACTCCTTTGGGTTATATATGTATGGTGCTGACGGAGACATCCATGAACCCCAAGCAGTAGTCTTACTTCTATGAGGAGAATCTTCCTCCAAATCAACAATCCCATAAAACTTGAATCCAATGTTTTTCATAATCTGCCAAACCTCAGAGACCATTAAGATTCTTCCACCTTTATCTTGTCTGTTAATTTCATAAGGAATGTTAATCGCAATTCTACCATCGTCCTTCAATACTCTATACGCTTCTCTCAACCAATTGGCACTAAACACTTTATATTGGTCAAACTCCAAATCATCATCAAATGAATCATACGCAATACCAACACCATATGGTGGGGACGTTACAATCAAATCAACACATGATTCCGGCATTTCAGACATAACCTTAATACAATCACCATTGATAACCTTTCCTACGTAATTCTCCATTATAACTTTCCTTCTTGTTTTAATTGTTCTCTAATTTTTGTCGCAGATATTTCACTGACTTCTTGGGGTGGAATGTGTTCGATGATGTCATATCCAACACCTCTCCCGAAGTTTACAGATTCAATATCAGGTATAACCACAACTTTAACCCTTTCTTCAGCAATCAATTCCCAAAGCTCTTTCAGAATATTCGTGTGAACTTCGTGAGCGGCGAATGGATTTTTTTCATCAGGTTTCACATCTCTAATACAAATTAAAACGTTTTTACCCTCATTTAATCTTTGGTCAATTAACCACCTATGACCTGAATGCCATGGTTGCCATCTACCAATAAACATTGAATACTGTTTTGCCCCTGTGTTTTTGAGTTTGGGGTCACCCTCAACGTGAATTTTTTGCATAATCTAATACTTTTTTTGTTGATTCCTCAACACTTTCATTTGTTGTGTCAATGCTGAGATATTTTTCTGTCGGTGCTTCATATTCTTTAACGAAGAAGTCTTCTCTACCTCTTACGTCAGTTGTATGAATATAAACCTCAACAAGATTATCCCCCATCTTTTGTTTGAACTTATCTCTTTGGTCTTTGTAGGGGGAGACCAAGGAAACCACAACATCACTCCCTTTTTTATGAAGATATTGTGCAATTTGTTGTGCGAGTTCGATGTTTTTTCTTCTTCCTGTTTCAGAATAATCTTTATTCTCGAATAAATCTCTGAGGTCATCACCATCAATGTGGAATACACCTGGTTTATCCCAAAGGATTCTTTTACAAATAGTTGTCTTACCTGAGCCAGGTTGTCCTGTTAACCAAATTATCATTTTTCTAAGTTTTTAATTTTTCTATCGAGGTAAAATGCTGCCTTTTTCAAATCCTCCAATTCTTTGGTATCATCTTTCTTACCCGCCCTTGCAACATATTTAACCACATTGAAAAGATAAGCATCATATTCCAACCCCCACGCTTCACATACTTTAATTACTTCGTAGGGGTTATCCACTCCACCATAGTGAGCAGGTCCATTTACCATTTCTTTTATATTAGAATTTTCGACTATATCTTTTGTAGTTTCAACAGTGTGTCGAAATAGTTCTTTACCTTCTAATTTTTTCATAACATCTGTAATTTCCATTTTAAAACTATTCTTCTTTTTTATAATTGGGCAGTAATATGTTTTCCAACTAGGATGCCAATAGAACCAACCATTCGTTGTTTGTTTATCTATATCATCAATTTTTTCCAATTCAAGCGTTTCGAATGTTATTTCACCCCATTCACTAAGAATTTCAAAATCTCGTTTAGCCATGTGTATTCCTTCTTCATCACCTCTCGGGTTGTTAAAAAAAGAAAAAATACCGTCGTCTTTCAAAATATTGGGGACGTGTTCTTCAAATCCATATATTTCCTCGTCCCATGTGTCTATATAAATCCCATCAAACTTTGGCATGTATTTAACATACCATTGCCAATCTCCATACATTATCCTAACCCTCGGATTCAAGTGCCAACCATCCTCAAGTATTTTAGTATAAACATCAAGATGAGGTTCAATAATCCAATGTTCTTGAATATCATATTTTTCGATAAACGAATCAACCAAACCCATTCCAAAACCTACATTAAGAATCTTACCACCTTTCTTACATATTATTTCCGCGGATTTTTCCATAATTGGAGTTTCCCAATCCATCATTACAGCATTACCATTTTCATCTAAAAGTCTACCATCCTCAGTATAAGTAAGTTTTTGATTAATGTAGGCTTTGTTATTCATATTTCCACGAATTTTTATCAATTTTAGTCATTATCTATCATAATATCAATTGGTTTGTTAACAATATTTCCAAGGTGTGCAATAAAAACAATACTGTTGTTTATAAAAATTGTTTGTCCATTCGAATATATTCCAGTTGAATGGTGTGCGTGGCCGAATAAATGATATTTTGGTTTTTTTATTTCGACATATTTTTTCAAAGCTAAAGAACCAACACTTTGTCCATTTTTAATATCAAAAATTCCTTTAGGTGGTCCGTGTGTTACTAATATATCAACTTCATCATCTTTAGTCATTTTTTCAATATCCACATCCTTGAAAACGTTATGGGTATTTTTCACAATTACTTCTTTCAAACACACACTCAATCCGTATATTTTTAGACTCAAAATTTCACAAACGTCGTTATTTAATATGAAAAAATTTTCATCACCTTTCATATTCTGAGTTTTTTGGTCATGATTACCAGGGACTAATATTTTATATGTGTATGGTAAACTTTTGAACCATTGTGAAACATCTTGTTCAGTTAATTTTCCTTTCAAATCGAAAACATCTCCACTATGTATAAGGATATCTCCCCCGTTGAATTTTAGTTCTGAGTGTGAGCCATGTGTGTCCGAGATATGTGTTATTTTGACCATTCTGTTATTGCTTCCATGAATTTTTTTCATATCCAAATATTTCAAAATACCTCGGCATTCTATAATATATTATGTCGGCAATCTCTTGAGTGTAAAATTTTCTCCAAAGATTTTCGTCCTCGTTTGAAACATTTATTTTTTTGTTAACCTCATTTTTCAATTCTCCACTTTTGAAATAATCACTTTCAACAATGAAAGGTATTTTACTATAATCCTCATATAAATTTTCTAATCTGACAGGATAATCTGGAACCCTCTCAGTAAAGTCCATACAACTATCATGAAATAATTCTGAATTTAGAATTATTCTATAAATGTGTGTCCGAAAATTTTCCTTATTTTTTTCGGTATAAATGAATTCTTGGGGTATTCTATTAAATGTATAATCAGAAAAAAATCTTGTATATGGATTTCTAACGGCAGATACAATTTTAAAGTTTTCGTGTCCAACGAACAAGTTACAACTGTGATTTTTTCCAATCCCATTTTCGATTAAAGTTAAGTTATCATCTTCAACTTTATAGTATTTGAAATCATACTTGCTCATGATTTTAGTCATGTGGGTAGAACCACACTTTTTCCAAAGCCACAGAATAATTTTATGTTTCTGAGATAAATTGACAACAGTTTTCATACGCTCAATGACCTCTGGGGCTAAAATATTGGCTTTAAAACAATTGTTATTTTCTCTAATTAGCTTATCTAGTGCCATTTACCCACTTTTTTTTCATATAATCAATGAATCTCTGAGGTCATCACCATAGTGGGTTGACCTATTTACCATTTCTTTTTTATTTTCTATGTTATTCATATTTCCACGAATTTTTATCATATCCAAATAATTCAAAATATCTTGGCATTCTATAATATATCATATCTGCCACTTCTTGAGTATAAAATTTCCTCCAAAGATTTTCATCCTCATTTGAAACATTTACTTTCTTGTTGACATCCTTCTCCAATTCGCCACTTCTGAAATATTCACTTTCAACAATGAAAGGTATTTTACTATAATCCTCATATAAATTTTCTAATCTGACGGGATAGTCGGGAACCCTTTGAGAAAAATCTACACACTCGTTTGAAAGAATATCAGAGTATACCGTTGACTGATAAATTGAGAGTCTAAATTTTTCTTTGTTTGTCTCGTTATAAATAAATTCTTCAGGTGCTCTGTTGAATGTAAAGTCAGAAAAAAATCTTGAGTATGGATTTCTAACCGCAGCTAAAATTTTATATTTTTCATGACCATGAAACAAATTACAGTAGTGCTTCTGAACTACGTGATTATTAAGTAAATTTAAACTACTTCCCTCAATTCTGTAATACTTAAAACCATATTTGTTCATGATTTTTGACATGTGAGATGTTCCACATTTTTTCCAAAGCCACAAAATAACTTTATGTTCTTGGGATAAATTTATTGTAGAATTAAGTTCTTCGAAATCCTTTGGGTCAATTGGTTTATCTACCCAAGAGTCGTTATCTCGAATCAATTTATCTATCACCGTTTCCCCATTTTTTTTCCATATACTCAATATATCGATGAGATTTATTACCATTATATAACATCCACACAAAATAGTAATCAATCCACCAATCAAGTTTTTTGAGAATTTTTTTCATGGTATCTTATTATGAAAAGTATTTTGTTAATGCTTCTATCTTGTCATCAGCGTCAACCAACATCTGAAGAGCCTCTTCAGCATTTTTGTAGAAGTCTCCTGTTGTGTGGTCTCCAATTCCAACCGCATGATTTGTTAATAATTCTAAAGATAACAACGCTTTAGATTTTTGTGCTTGTGCCTCTAACAAAAGCATTTCCACCAAATTTTTCTTTACGTTTCCCATTACTTAGATTTTTTTCTTGTTTTTACAAATGGTTCTTCACTTTGAACACCATCCATTTGTTTTGGATTTGATTTCTTTTCCTGTTTTGGTTCATCGGCAGTTTTAGCAAACTGAGCTTTATATTCCGACTTAGGAATGTATGCCCACATACTTCCTACCATGTTGTAAGCGGTTTTGTCATCAACTCTTTTGATGTCACCTACTTCCACCCCTTTGGATGGTTTGATTGCTTTAATACACTTCATTGGTTTTTTCCTCCATGTTTTGATTTATAATTAATAAAATTTGTGACTCATTTTTTCCCTCTTGGTATAGTTCATATATTCTTGACGACACCTCGTCATCAAACAATAACATATCACTTTTACCATAATATCCTTTAAGGTCATTGTTCTCCAATGCCTTGATACTATCATCTAAACTAACAAATCTTTTGTTAAAACCCATACTAAAATATAAGTAAATTATATTTCAGAGTCAAAATTTTTTATCTTTTCAAAGTTAACAACTTGATAGACATATGCCATTATTTTCCTCTTCGCAATTGGAATAAGGGTTGGTTCCATGGGAAATTCTTGAGAGGTTTTCATTTCGAAAACAGGCAATTCTTGATAAAATGATTTACTATTCCAAGAAGAAAAGTTATCCAAGATTGTTGGAAGTGTCATGTCGACAGGTGAGTCTTCAAAAATTAAGGATAGATAAGTCTTACTATTAATATCATCTCCTTTAATTTTTTTAATATCATATTCCCAAACTAAAATCTTATCTTCACTTTTTCTATAATAAAAAAGATAACCCTTACCATACCCCAAGTTTGATTTGTTTTTTCTTAGACTGATGGTAACGTTATCGTAGGCTAAGTTCCAAATTGATTTTGCTTGATTGAACGCATCAAACAATTTGTTTCCTGAATATCTTATAGTCTTATCCAACTCTTCTTCCTCTTGAATTGTAAGTTCTCTCGGTTTCTTTGGATATAATTCTTTTAATAAAATCTCATCATCACAAGATTCAAATTTCTTTTTGGTTAAAAGAAGAGTATTTTCTTTAATTAAGGATTGGAGATTTGCTAAGTGTAATGACAATTCAACAAAGTCAGGATAAATTTCAAAATTATCAAACCTTTGTTCACACTTCTGTAAATAATCAAGCAGAGTATATTTGTTGAACTCAAAATCAAGTGGTTCTTTTAATAACCATTCCGGGTCCAACTTGAATGTCATTTTTTTCTTTCTTGCCATAAGTGAATTATAACTTGAATTTTGGTGTTAATCAATTCTCATAACATAAAATAATGTATCATTAACTCTTATCTCATCAACGTTACCATCGTAACCATTTACAACCCCATAACCATCAGCATCAATAACTCCTTGAACGAATTCATCTTTATCGATGTAATTCTCCCACTCTAGTCCGAACTCACTCATAAAATATTCAGGGTCTCTTCTTACATCACTTAATAAGTCTTCAACTTTTTCATCGATTAAATCTTGAGGAAATTCACCCTCGGGATTCGATTCTATTTCTTCAATTTCATCTTGTAATTCGGAAATAATATCATTCAACTCATCTATCTTTTCTTCGATATCCTCACTATCTTCATCTCCGAAGTCATCCTCCAATTGGGAGATTAATCTTTCTGTTTGTGAAATTCTTTCTTTGTTAATCCCAATTTTTTCTTCCTGTTCATTGGATAATTCTCTCTCGCTTTCATCAAAATAAACATCAGGATTATTCTGAACATCTTCATTATAAACATCTTCAGCATAATCTAACACGGCTTGTTCATCAATATACCCTCTTGCGAAAGATGCACTAAAACCTGCATATCCTACATCATCAATCAAGTTTTCAACGTATTCTTCAGCACTTCTTTGCATATCATCAGAATCACCAACAGCATACCTCTGACCATTTAAGCCTGCATTTATAACCTCGAATTCTGTCATGTTATAATATCGACCACTTGGAATTAAATTATAAACATCTATTTTTTCATCGAACTCCTCTAACTCATCTTCCAAATCACTTATCTCATCTAAAAGGTCTGTTCTTACGTCCTCACTGTTATCATATTCTGTCTGTAGCCTTTCAATTTCATCTCTGAGTCTTTGAATTTCAATTCTATCCTGAGTTGTTAGAGGTTCAATATCATTATTATCCGATAACCATTCGAAAAGAGCGTGTGCTTTCAAAGCAATATCGTCTGGGTCATCACTTAAACTCCATTCTCCATTCGCTCTTCTTTCATCAGCCTCCTCACTTAGTGCTCTCACTCTTTGTTGTTCTCTCACTCTCGCCAATCTATCTTTTTCTTTTCTGGCAGCATCTTTGTCCCTGTATACTTTCAATTGTTCAGCAAATTGACTTTCCATGTATTGGTCGATTGCCGACATCAATGTCTTATAGTCCTCATCAGCAAAAATCCATCCTTTGTTGAAAGAATTGTCTTTTGCATCCCACCAAGATTTATCTCCTTCAAACTTATTTAATAAAGCAACTTTATAATATGGGTCATCTGCTTTAAGTCTCTTGTCGATAATATAAAATAGTTTACCATCCTCATTGTAACGATTGAATTGATTATTCTCTTCTGCGGCGGTGCACCATTTTGTTCCTTTACCATAATAACAAGACGTTTTATGGTTAAGTGGGTTTACAATAAAAAATTTATCATTCTCGAAAACAACATTACCACCCTCAACTTGTCTTACAACTCTTCTTTGTTTGGTTTGATAATCCTCTAATGCAGAGATTAATTGGTCGGGTGACTTATATTGATAAAGGTCGGTGATTGGTAAGTTCGAAGAAATTGTGTGGAACTTATTCACCGCGTTATATAGTTTTGAGAGTTTCTCGTCAAATTGTATCGCATCAAGATTTTTCCCAATCCAGTTCAAATATTTTGGAAGAAACATTTTAACAATCCTATCAATCTGCTCCTTACTAAATTTCTTTGAGTAACTGTTTTGGAAATCTTCAACCCTACCCTCATTTAAAATTTTCAAAAAATCCATGCACTTTTATTTGATAAATATTCTTTTTAATTTATATTTCCAATAAAGATAATATTTATTCTTATAAACTAATCAAATTATTTCATTATGGGATGCGGATGTAAAAATAAAGGGAATCAAACCCCAGCACCAGCCACTCAAACTACGGCTCAACAAACAGAACAGACAAATGTAACTCAAGAATCAGTTAAAAGTTCTATCAAAAAAACAATCGAAAAGTATTACAACGTAAATAAAACTTCTTCGACAAACGGATGGATTAAAGGGTAATAATTCAATTTAAAACATTTATAGACTAAGGGACAAAAATTTGTCCCTTTTTTTGTATTTATAATCAATGGAGATTGAAGAATTTATAGAGATGTTTAATAACAATGACTTAGATGTTAAAAAATATTTTAACAACTACGCCACTTGGTTTTCCATTCTCAAAAAAAGAGGTCTTATGGGGGAAATTGACCCCAAAAATGCTTCTGATGGTGAAGAATGGCAAAATGAATATCTTCTTTGGTTATATGATAACGATAGGGAAAATTATTACAAATGGATTCCGAGTTTGTTGGACGATGTAATTTTCGAAAACGGTCAGGCATATTTAGAAGTTTCTGATAGAGGTGATTTAGCCAAGTTATTTTGTGATGGTCATAGATATGACTTATCAAGAGACACAATTGAAAATATTTTATCAGGTGATAGTGATGTATGGGAACATTATTGGGACACAACAGATAATGTATACAGAGATGTTATTGAAGAACTAACACCTGATAATGATAAAAGGTTAGGTAAATACATAGTTGACACTTTGAACGGTCAACAAATTTCAGCAGAAACGGATGAACTTCAACTTATAGCCACTGAACAGGGTCATCCAGAATACGCAGTAATAACTATGGAAAACGTCAAAAGAATTATCGATAATGAGGAAACTATGAAAGAATTACTTGATAACCAATTGAGTGATTTAAAAAATGAATTATATTCCATTCATAATTCTGCATATAATTCTGCATATGAATCTCAGGTTTGGGATGAGATATGGAGTGAATTAGAAACTTATTTCGAAGGTCATGGTGAATGGGTTACAAGACCCCACCCTTACAAGAAAAACACTGAAATTCAATATTTCAAAATACCGATAACAAACTTTGAAAAAGATGTAAATGACTACCTATTTAATGCTAAGGGATGGGGTAATTCAGGCACTTTGGAATATCATGGAAGTTACTTAGAAATTATGCGAGAAGATAGAGATTGTTTAAGTGCTCAAGCACCCGATTACCCTGACAGTCGCAGGGTAGATAAAAACATAAATGAGTTTTTCAAGGAATATATTTAATGAACATCGATAATATCATATCTAAAGTTTTGGGAGAGGAGAGAGGTTTTACCCCACCCAAGAATCCTCCAAAGAATATCAAAAACATATTGAGCCAAGTTCAGTTGTTCGAAGTATACCCAAGCATATTTGCCGTTGTTATTAAAGATGACAGATTAAGAGCCAGAGTTTTTATGCGTTACCAAGAATTCTATGAATCAGACTCAGACACATTCAGAGGTAAAGGATTCAAATGGAAAGATTATACAAAGTATTACAAAGAAAAAACTAAGAACAATATACTCACTTACCATGAAGATTGGGCTGGTTACAACATCCCTTGTAATTCAATTGAGTCTTGTATCGCATTAATCCCCGACATTAACTATTACGATTTAATTATGTTTAGCATCGTTGATACCGTAAGAGCTGTAGTTGGTGATGATGATTATTATTTAATTGGTATCGACCAAAGTAATGGTGAAGACCCATCTTTAATATATCATGAGGTTGCTCACGGTCTTTGGTTCTCATCACCTGAATACAAAAGCCAACAGTCCTACAACATCGAAAACATGGACCAAGTCACAAGAAATCAAGTTGCAAAAAAGATTTCAGGTATGGGTTATGGAGAAAATGTTATAGATGATGAGATTCAAGCATATTTATCTACAGGTATTGGTGATGATATGAAAAGAATCAAAGGTATCAAAGAAGCTCAAATCCCTTTTAAAGATACTTTTGATGAATACTCAACTCAAATCAAACCTAAACAAATACCAATCGATTGGAGAACTGACTTAGACAAATGATGAAATTTATACCCATATTAGAAACTGTTATTTTAGAACAAAAGAGATTTAAGTTTGACCCCGAGACATATGCAAATATGGTAAGAATCACTGAGAAGTTATGGGGATTAAGAAATAAAGAATTGACAAGAAAGACACAAGTTGATGGGTTTAAATTCAAAACTTCTGATGGAACTGACGGTTATGTCAAAATAATTATTAACCCAAGATTAAAATATATTGGATATATGGATACAAGACCTAAGGATTCTCGTGACCCAATGGATTTTGTAATGGAAGTTCAACCAAAAGAATATGTTTCGAAGAAGAATTTATTCTTAACGATATACCATGAAATGCTTCACGCTACTGACCCATCACAATCAACAAAACTTAACCAAAAGTATCAGACAACATACAACGAAAAAAGTGACAAACAGTATTGGGGCCATCCTATCGAGTTCAGAGCAATTACAAATGAATTCTTGGAAGGTTTGGTTTTAGAATATAAGAGAAGATTCGGTAGACTTAGAAATCAAGAAAACAGAAAGTTTCTTTCTAAATCCCTTAAGAATATTCTAAACTACTTTGCTAAAGGTGAACCCTTATCTAAATTATCTCTTGATGTTATTAGCAGAATAAATGATGAAAATGTTTTAGATAATAAAATATCTCAACTTGTTTCTGATATGCCAACAGATTTCCCTGGTGTCTCTGAATTTATGGGCACAAAGGAGGAACCTTATTACATCACATACATTGAATTAATTAAGAAACATAATCCTGAAATATGGAAAAGATTCTTAACCATGTTATACAATACATCTTATGAGATTGAAGATATTCTAAAAGAAAAAGGGGTTTAAATTAACCCCTTTTCTTTTGCTATAATTTCTAATGTTTCTAATTTAGACTCGCTATCATCAAGAATAGCTGATTGTTCTTTAATTGCTTCTAAACATAACGCAATCATATCATAATACTTTATCTGATAATATGAATTTTCACTATCTGATTTGAAGACTAATTCAGGAACTACGTGTTGAACTTCTTGTGCAATAAAACCTATTTCACGTTCAGTCTCTCTATTTTCTGCTTGATAATCAAAATTCTTCCAATCGTAGTATACACCTCTAAGTTTGAGAACTTTATCTAATGCTCCTTCGATGGTTTTAATTTCTTTCTTAAATCTTTTATCTGACGGTCCTGGTGCACCTGTTGCTCCTTGAGCACCTTGTGGTCCTCCTGGTCCTGGTCCTCCTGCAGGTCCTTGTCCTCCTGGAACTCCCTGGAAACCTGTTGGTCCTCCAGCTCCTCCCGGTCCTATAAATCCTGTAGGTCCAGTTGCACCTTGAGCCCCTTGTGGACCACCACCTCCACCAGGTCCCCCAGCACCTTGAGCACCTGTTGCTCCACCACCTCCTTGAGCTCCTTGGAATCCTACAGGGCCTTGAGGACCTTGGGCTCCTTGTGGACCTTGTCCTCCTTGAGAACCTTGCGAACCTTGTGGCCCAACAGAGCCTTGTCCTCCTTGCGGACCACGTCCACCTTGTGAACCTTGTGGTCCTACGGCACCTTGTGAACCTTGTGGACCTGTCGGTCCTTGAGCTCCTTGAGCACCCTGTCCACCAGCAGGACCTTGTCCACCTTGAGGACCTCGTCCTCCTTGTGAACCTTGTGGTCCTACGGCACCTTGTGAACCTTGTGGACCTGTCGGTCCTTGAGCTCCTTGAGCACCCTGTCCACCAGCAGGACCTTGTCCTCCTTGGGGACCTCGTCCTCCTTGCGAACCTTGTGGTCCAACAGCACCTTGAGCACCTTGAGGACCCGTTGGTCCTTGAGAACCTTGGGCTCCTTGACCTCCTCCAGGTCCTTGAGCTCCTTGCGAACCTTGACCTCCTTGAGAACCTTGTGGTCCTACAGGACCTTGAGCTCCTTGTGGACCTTGTCCCCCTTGAGAACCTTGGGCTCCTTGACCTCCTGTTGGTCCCTGAGCACCTTGCGAACCTTGACCTCCTTGAGCACCTTGAGCTCCAACAGCTCCTTGGGCACCTTGCCCACCTTGTGAACCTTGACCTCCTTGAGCACCTTGTCCACCTGCAGCCCCACCAGCACCTTGAGCACCTTGACCACCTTGTGAACCTTGTGGTCCTACTGGTCCTTGGGCTCCTTGTGGTCCTTGACCACCTTGAGCACCTTGAGCACCTTGACCTCCCGCGGTTCCTTGAGCACCTTGTGAACCTTGACCTCCTTGAGCTCCTTGAGGTCCAGTATCACCTTGTGAACCCTGTAATCCTTGACCTCCTTGAGCACCTTGTGCTCCTTGACCTCCTGTCGGACCTTGGAACCCTTGAGCACCCTGTGCACCAGCGGCTCCCTGAGCACCCTGACCACCTGTTGTTCCCTGAGCACCTTGACTTCCTTGTGCACCGGCAGTTCCTTGAGCACCTGTTCCTCCTGAGTTTCCTTGAGCACCTTGGAAACCTTGAGCACCTGCTAGTCCTTGAGCTCCTTGAGCACCTGTGGGACCTTGGAAACCTTGAGCTCCTGTTGCACCTTCAGTTCCTTGTGCACCTTGTCCTCCAACAACTCCTTGCGACCCAGTAAAACCTGAAGCACCTTGAAAACCTTGAGGACCTTTCGGTTGTTGGTTTCCACGCCATCCTGTAGAGTTTATGATAGGGTTAACCGCAAAATTTGTGATACTAGCAAATCTGAGGTCAGCACTAGTAATCCTAAAGTTTGGATAAGAATTATCAATGTTCAGATTCCATGATTTTGCACCTTCGAAAAATCTTAAGGTTCCAGATTGTATTCTCCACCCAATAATTGTATCATCAAAACTTTGAAAGTTTATTATAGGGACAACGGGAATTATATTAATATTTTCATTTCCGGGCATTATATTAATTCTTTTAACACATTTATTCTTTCGAGTATTGACTCAATTTTTTTCTGATTCTCTTGAACACTACCAACACCTATACTTACCATATAATTATATTGAACTGACTTATATCCATCATAATCTGTAAAAACAACTTCAGGTAAAACCTCTTCCAAATCTTGAGCAATAAATCCTATCGAAGAACCTGTAAAAGCAAACTTATTTAAATTTAGTTTATTGTTCTTTATTTTATCATGTTCTTCATCCCATGTAAAAGAAACTCCTTCAATTTGTTTTGCAATTGATAACGGATTCTCAATTTTCTTGATATTATCTTTTAACCTTCTGTCCGATGGTGGTCCTGTTGGCCCTTGAGCACCTTCAGGCCCTGTTCCTCCTGGAGGACCTGGATTACCTGTAGGTCCTGGAGGACCTGCAGCTCCTGGACCTCCTGGCCCACCTGCTGGTCCTGGAGGTCCTTGTAGTCCTTTAGGACCTGGTGCACCTGTTGGTCCTGTTCCACCTCCTGGTCCTGGAGGACCTTGAGCACCTTGACCTCCTGTTCCACCTGTTGCACCAGCAGCTCCTCCTGTTCCTGTAAATCCTTGAGCCCCTATAAAACCTGGCGGTCCTACAGCTCCTTGAGCACCTTGAGTTGAACTTTGAGAACCTTGAGCTCCTTGGAATCCTGTAACGCCTTGAGCTCCTTGAACACCACTTTGAGAACCTTGGGCACCTGTTGGTCCTGTTGGACCAGGAGCTCCTTGAGCACCTGTATTTCCTCCTTGCGAACCTTGAGCTCCTTGGAATCCTGTAACACCTTGAGCTCCTTGAACTCCACTTTGAGCACCTTGGGCTCCTGTTGGTCCTGTTGGACCTGGAGCTCCTTGAGCACCTGTATTTCCTCCCTGTGAACCTTGAGCTCCTTGGAATCCTGTAACTCCCTGAGCACCTTGAGTTGAACTTTGAGAGCCTTGTGCTCCTGTTGGTCCTGTTGGCCCTATATTACCTTGAGCTCCTTGACTAGGTCCTTGTGAACCTTGAGCACCTTGAGCACCTGTGTTTCCTGTTGCACCTGGTGTTGTGCTTTGAGAACCTTGGGCTCCTGTGAAACCTGCAGGTCCTGTCGCTCCTTGAGCTCCTTGCGTCACTCCTGTAGGACCCGGATTACCTGTAAATCCTTTTGGTCCTGTTGCACCCGCAACTGCACTTTGAGCACCTTGTGCTCCTGTGCTACCAGGTGCACCTATATTACCTTGAGCACCTGTATTGGCTCCTTGAGGACCTTGTGCTCCTTGTGCTCCTGTATTACCAGTCGCACCCGCATTTCCACTTTGAGCTCCTTGAGCACCTGTGAAACCTGTCGGACCTGTTGCTCCTTGTGCTCCTGTATTGGCACCTTGTGTTCCTTGTGCACCTGTATTACCTGTTGGACCTGTAGCACCTGCCGTTGTGCTTTGGGCACCCTGAGCACCTTGGAAACCTGTCGGTCCTGTTGCACCTTGAGCACCCTGTGTAACTCCTTGGGGGCCAGGAAAACCTGCAAATCCTTTCGGACCTTGAGAACCCTGAGCACCTGTATTTGCACCTTGTGTTCCTTGAGCACCTGTATTACCTGTAGCTCCCTGAGAACCTTGTGCTCCCTGAAACACTCCCTGTGCACCTTGAGCCCCTGTAAATCCTGTGTCTCCCTGAGCACCTGATGCACCTGAAACATTACTTGTTGGTCCCTTAGGACCTGTTGCACCTTTCGGACCCTGAGCACCTTGTGCTCCACCAGCACCTCCCTGTGCACCTTGAGCACCTTGAGCACCTGTGATACCTTGAGCTCCCGTGTCTCCTGTTAAACCCTTAATACCATCCAATGGACCAATCCATACACCTACGGTGTTTATCATGGCAACACCACCAACGTAAGTAATACCATTTGTAATTGAAGCTCCTGATGATGTTATGTTGGTATTACTTATTTCGAAACCTGCAGATACGGTTGCTGAAGATAAAGACAAAGCACCCGTAGACTTAACGTTGAATTGTAATTTAGACGTGTCATCATCAAAAACAATATGAGGGTCTGAATTTCCAGTTGTTCCTGTAGGATATATAATAACATTAGGCATTATGATAATTTGTTTTCAAGTTCGTTAATTTGTTCTTTGATATCTTCTATAAATACTTGTTGTGATTTTATAGCCTCAACCAACACACTATTCAATTTATTGTAATCAATATAATAATATCCTTCTCCATTTATTGATACCACTTCAGGAAAATATAATCTCACATTCTGAGCAATTAGTCCGATAGCGTGAAGTCTTTGATGTTTTTCGAAATATGCATATTCAGATTTATTTAAATTAGTATTCCAATCATACTCTACCGCCTCCAACATCATTACCTTTTCTAATGCGTCATATATTGTTTCAATTTTTGTTTTTAAATTGACATCAGAAAAGTAACTACCGCAATCAGAATTATAATTTCCAAACCCACAAGTATTAGCAACATCATAACACACGCTTGATTCTACGGCTCTAGTCCAATAACTGTTCCAATCACAAGTTCCATTGACACAGTTTGTAACATTAAGATATTTGGCTTCAAGCATACCTGTTGCAGCATTATTTTGGCGAACAGATTGAGTGGACGGCATATTACACGCCGCTGTACAGCTACCACCCACAAAAAAAGCATATATTCCACAGGTTACTGCTGCAGGTCCCGTAGCACCCTGTGCTCCTTGAGCACCTGTTGGGCCTGTTGGACCTGAAGGTCCTGGTCCTCCCGTTGGGCCACCACCACCCTGAGGACCTCTTGGTCCTGGCGGACCATCAACACCTTGGAATCCTTGTCCTCCTTGAGCACCTTGAGCACCCTGTCCACCTCCACCACCTGGAGGTCCTTGAGCACCTTGGCTTCCTTGGCCTCCACCACCTCCGGGACCGCCTTGTGGTCCTCTTGGTCCTACAAAACCTACAGGACCACCTGGTCCTCCCGGACCTGTCGCACCTGTGGGTCCTAATAATCCTGTGTCTCCTCCTGCTCCTGTCGGACCAGCAGCACCTGTAGGCCCTAATAGACCTTGAGCTCCTGTTGGTCCTGTAGGTCCTAATGGTCCTGTTGCACCTTGTGCTCCAGGATGTCCTGTTCCTCCACCCGCTCCTGTCGGACCAGCAGCACCTGTTGGTCCTAATAGACCTTGAGCTCCTGTTGGTCCTGTAGGTCCTAATGGTCCTGTTGCACCTTGTGCTCCAGGATGTCCTGTTCCTCCACCCGCTCCTGTCGGACCAGCAGCACCTGTTGGTCCTAATAGACCTTGAGCTCCTGTTGGTCCTGTAGGTCCTAATGGTCCTGTTGCACCTTGTGCTCCAGGATGTCCTGTTCCACCTTGTGAACCCGTGGCTCCCTTTGGTCCTGTCGGTCCTAATAAACCTGTTGCACCCGTCGGTCCTGTTGGGCCTCCTGGTCCTGTAGCACCCGTCGGTCCTGGAGGACCGTCTACTCCTTGAAATCCTGTGGCTCCTTTTGGTCCTGTGGGTCCTAAAGCACCTTGAGCTCCCACAGCTCCACCTGGACCTGTTCCTCCTGTCGCACCTTGTGCTCCAGCAAATCCTGTAGCACCTTGAGCTCCAACAGCTCCACCTGGACCTGTTGCACCTATGGCTCCTTGAGCTCCCGCAGAACCTCCTGGCCCTGTTGGTCCTGTAGCACCTTGAGCACCTGGATTTCCCGTTCCTCCTTGAGACCCCGTTGCACCCTTTGGTCCTGTTGGTCCTAATAAACCTTGAGCACCTGTTGGTCCTGTTGCACCTGTTGCACCAGCAGCTCCTGTTGGTCCTGGTGGACCATCAACTCCTTGAAATCCTTGAGCACCTGTGTTACCCGTGGCACCTTGAGCACCTGGATGTCCTGTTGCACCTTGAGCACCCACATTACCCTGTGCACCTATTGAACCTTGAGGTCCTAAGTTACCCTGTGCTCCTATTGGACCTTGAGGTCCTGTATTTCCTTGTGAACCCGTTGGTCCAGGAGAACCATCAACTCCTTGAAAACCTTGAGCCCCTTGAGCTCCCACAGCACCTTGAGCTCCATTATGCCCTGTCGAGCCCTGAGCTCCTTGAGGACCTTGAGCTCCTTGAAGACCTTGGGCACCTGTAAGTCCACTCAGTGAACCTACCCAATCAGCTGTTCCATTAATTACCTGAACTCCACCTACCGTATAGTTGTCTATAACATTAATAGTATTTCCTGACACAATTCCACTCGCTAATGCAAGACTCGGTGTAGAACCGAAAGTAAGTGTTCCTGTCGTTAACATTCTAACACGAATACTAGCACTATTAATGAAATCAATATATGGGACCCTATCAGGAGTTCTAAAAATCGCGTTACTTGGGACAATTGTTATTGGCATGAAAATAATTTCTTAACTATAAATACCATATAGAACAAATATCTCACATAAAATTTTAAGATATTATTCAATTGGTATTTTAAATTTATTATACTTTGATTTGTAATAAATATTTAGAAAAAAATAATGATACTAAAAAACACAAAAAACAAATTGTCCGAGATTAATTTGTTCTCAGATTATATTTTGAATCAAATACCTAACTCTGAAAGAAGTATAATCAAAATTGCTGATTGTGGTAATTTTCTAATCATCAAGGGTAAAACGACCCACAATGAATTATTAGATTTATCTAAAATAAAAACAGAATTTTGTGAGAAGTTTAATATAAATTCTGACCCCAAATCTATTTTCAGTCATATGATAGATTTGATTGAATATGGTGTAAATCTACAACCAACAGAATCTATCACTCACAACTACTTCAACAGCGAAAACTGTTCTTACAGTTATAAACAAGTTGAATCCTTTAAAAATAATCCTGAGTCTTCTTATGATTATTGTTTAAAGGTAAAGGAAGTCGATGAGAACGATTTGATTCTTGTTTCTGAGTTCCCTCACGGTCATTCATTAGAAATGGGAAGATTACTTTATTACTATGGTAAGAAAATAACTTACTCAATTCCACCCACTTACCCATACACTTCTGTCGTGATGACCATCCCATCAAAAGACCCTGAAGAAAATTTCTCTGTTTATGATAATTTCTTGGAGTCTGAAGATGATAGTCTTAGGTCAGCTGTCTTAGATGTGTTTGATTTTGACATGACTGAATTAAATAAAAAACTCAAAGAAGTTGATTTCTACGATGAGATAACCAACCCTTTGAGTGATTATGATTTCCTTAAAGAAAGGAATAAAGATTTCTTTGTTATCTAAACGATACCAACTTTCTTACGATGTTTCTTTACAATATCTAACGCTTCAGTTAGTTCCATATAGTCTCTATCAGGTGCATATAAGAAAGATTTAGGATTTGTATTTGAATCTTCAATGATTAAAAGTGCTGGTATCATATCATTTTTTGTTACCTCACTGAAAATATCATACTCTTCTTTATATTCATCAATATCTCTATCGATGTATTCTATTTTATTTTCCTCCAACATTTTTTTGAAGTCCGTGCAATGAGGACAACCTTTCATTGTATAAACAACCACGTTTAAATCTTTCATAATAAATTAATTTAATAAGGTCATTACCTCATTAGGAGACATTACGCCAGCCTTTGAGAATACCTCTTTGCCTTCTTTGAAGATTTTTATTGTTGGAACACTTCTGATTCCGAGTTCAGTCATCACATATTCTTTGTCTGTGTCGATATCATATTTGTAAATGTTATAAGATGGTGAACCATTTGATTCTTTGATTAAAGATTCATTCACCTTTGATAGGTTGTTGAGCATGATTTTGCAAGGTCCACACCATGTGGCGAAAAGGTCCAACACAAAGTTTTCACCTTCACTAATTTTTTGTTTAAGTTCTGCTGTTGTTAGTTGTTTCATTTTTATATTGTTTTAATAATTGTGACAAGAACAGATATAATTCATTATACTGTTCAACGTTATAATAAATAGTTAATTTCGAAATTGTATCTGATTGAGGAATCACTCGGATTTTAACATGTAAATAAAAGTTTTGTTGACTCTTGAAAATTACTTCTTCGAATTTTGTAAAGCCCATCTCAGTCATCGAGGATTTTTCATAAACTCTTGTCAATTTTCTTTCGTGGAGAAACTTTAAAAATTCTCCTTTGAGTTCGTAACAAACCATAACTGAAAAGAAATTATCTTTCGATTCTAAATTTTGTATGTATTCTGGTTTTTCCATTAGATTGGTAAATAAAAATTTGAATAATTGTTTTCGATGTTAGTAAAAGTCCACCTTAATAGTCCACTATCATTCCAATGCGTATCAGAATTTAACGTCATTCCATTGTTACACTTCTTAATCAATTTAACGGTCTCAAATCTTTTATCTCTAACACAAGATAATACTACTTGGTCTAATTTCAAGAGAACAGTTGTCCAATCTTCCTCCAACTTTTGGTTGAACTTCCCCAAACTTTGGACTCTATCCGCATAAATGACATCATCTTTTTTTGTCAGTCTATATTCTATCGTTGCTCTTTCGTTTAGAGATTCACCAGTCCTCACAGAAATAATCAAACAACTTGGTTTTCCGATATACCCTTTCACGCAGTTTGATTGGTGATTACTTTCCTCGTTATATCCATCACTTGTATCAAGAAGGACAGGGTGAAAATCATCATAAATTGGTTGAGCAATCATTTCATACATATACTCTGGGTATATCCTTGTGTAAATCCCCTTTCTGTAGTGTTGAAGTTTATCTGTCCAATCCAAATGTTCTCTGTTAAAATCGTATTTGTTTTCAAATGAATACCATTTCAAATCATGTTCTCCAAACATTTTTAATTCTGTATACATTCTGATGTGGTCAACGAAAGTATATGTGTCTAAGTTCTGATGAACGTATGTTTCTTTGAATAAAGAATAAACTCTTTTTAATTCATCTGTTGTAACTAATTCGAGGAATAATTCAGGAACCGCAAATGACCCGATGATTGAGTTCAATAAATCCAATATTACATTTCCATCTTGATTCAACCAATCATCACCAAATAGTTTTCTTGCTGTAATATAAAGACTTATATTCAGGTTGGTGCATTCATGCAATGCTTTTTTGATTTTCTTTCCATGAAGTCCATGCTTCGCCATTACAGCGTCAACAAGTCTACCATTCTTTTTCTTTATCAACTTTTTGATTTCGGGACCAAACAGGGCTTCAGTGTATATGTTGAAATTGTTCGGATATTTGATTCCTCTTTTATTAAGATAAAATCTCAATAGTCTATCACTATAATTCAATTGTTCAAAATTGGTTCTCTCGTCAATAGCGAACATGAACTCAGAAACTGCTTGGGTTACTTCATCATATGCATTATCTGTATAGTGAGTAAAAAGATTCTTCATTTGGGATTTTAGTCCATTCAACGGGTCATTGATAAAACAATTTCTTCTTATACTTTTAACACACTTTTTTTTTCTTTGATACCCATGAATGTGTCCGTGATAGACATCACCAGTCTTAGTATTAACTGAAATGTAATTAACATTCTTGCTAACCTTGAACCATGGTCTTCCTTCTCTTCTATTTTTATACCCTTGAAACATTTTGATAGCAACCTTATCCCCATTTCTTTCAACCACAACCATTACGTATTCGACCATTACAGAATATAGTTGGTTTGCAAAGTTTTCAACAAAACATTCTTCTGTTGTATTTGAAGATTCCCTAACGAATAATGGGTGTTTTTGTGTAGGTGTTTCCTCTATAACCAATCCGAACAATTCGGACATGTGAGTATTTTTTGATTTAATAACATTACAGTCTCTGAACTTAATACTATTATACTTCTTAAAACTTATCTTATAGATTTCTTCTTTCATCCTTGCAAATATAGGGAAAATAAAAATGGGAGACAATTTGTCCCCCATTTATTTTTAACAATAAGATTCGGCTAACTCCCACAACCCTGTGTTAACCTTGTTGATGTTATAAAAGTTTTTCAACTCTCTCATAGAAACGACTCTTCCTTTTTTTGAATTATACTTCATTCCACCACGAACGAACTTCTCTTGAATTACATTGAAGGTCTTCCATACACTGTTACCAACATCCCCATCTCTTTCAGGACGTAAGAACTCTTCCACGTTGAACTTAGGTATTGAACCTTTTTCCCAACGAATCATTGCAGATTTGTTTACGAAGTCTACTAATTGTCCTTCACCTAAGAATGTTGTTTCCATCTTACCAACAGACCTCTGAATAACTGGTAGTCTTTCAGCGAATTGGTCTGTGATTTCTCTCACCATACCCAAGTCAAAGTTCATGTGTCTAACTGAAATTGCGTCAGCAACTGAGGTAGGGACAGTGAGTCCGTTAGAACATACCAATCTGTATAATCCTGAACTCACAGAGAAGGAACTAATTCCATTGTGAGAGTTTCTGATTACAGCCTCAATTAATGAGTCACCAACTTGTGGCATTTGACCATTACGAAGACGAAGCTCATGTTGAGCATAATTTCCTTTACCGACTTGTTTGGCTGAATAAACCTTCCAACCCTCTCTATCAAAGTTTTCAACGACTTCAATAGTTGGAACGAAGGTATACTTGTCAGACATCTTGGGTGATGGACTCGTTGCGAATACTGAAGGGGCAACTTCCTGTAGGGTTTCTATTGATAACATATCTTATTGTTTTAGAACACAAAGATAAGCCCAACAATTTAATCTGCCAAAATTAATTTAAGCAAATATCCCCAAATTTCGTTTTTTGAAAAATTTTTGAGTTTGTAACATTCTCTTCTATAACCTGACCGTTAAGTTCACGACAGATATCAATCATCTGTTTTTGAGTTAAGGGAACCTCTTTACCTCCATCATAGTTTGACAATGCTGTCTCTTTGACTTTAACATAAAATTTTTCTTCCATGTTTTTTGGAACAAGATTTAATAAATCTTTCGGGTTTTCCCTGAAAAACTTCATGATGTTTGACATATATATTTCAACATCAACACTCATGGTAATAAATTTAAGATACGTTTTGTAAATCGAACATGTTGTCACCGTAACTAGTTGACCTGTCAAGAATCGATTGAGGCACTTTCACGTTTGGACTTCCCTTTAAATTCAAGAACAATAAACTCGGTAAATCATTCACACATTCAGGGATTGAGGTCAACTTAGGGTTGTTAATTAACGCCAAAAATCTCAATTTAGGTAACGTGCAAACAGAATCAGGAATACTATCGATACAATTATCAAGTAAAATCATCTTAAGATTTTTGAATCTTCCGATTGATTCAGGAATAGGAATTAAAATGTCAGTCTTATCTCTGTTGTTGATAATTTGGAATTCAGTAATACTTTCAGGTAAAGAATCAATTAACTCATCTAAACCATAAAGAGCAATGAACTTACCAATCGCACCATGTTGGAAACTATCAACAACAAATTTCTCACCACCAACTGTTAATCCTCTTGCAAACTCAGGTTTGAAATATTGTTTAAGTTCTTCCATCGGACCATTAAGGAATTGAACCAAGTCAATACTATGGTCATGAACATCCATAAATTGATTAGAAGGGAAATGGAATTGATATCTATCAGCAGGTAATCCAGACTTTTGTCCTAATTTACCTTCCTTAGCTTCATTAGGGATAACAACATACAATGGACCATCTTTGATATATCTATCAAAATAAGTTAATCCAGGTCCTGATGTGCACCATCTTGTTTCTCCTTTACTAGGTTCAAGATAATAACCACCATAGAAACATGCGGCATCTTTACCTAATTGGGTCTTGTCTGTAATTCTAACAACAGTCCACTTGTCACCTCTATACACTACTTCACCACCAGGGTGAGCATATGTTTTTGAAGCCTCTTCTTTTTCCTGAGCACTTGCCTTAGTTTTTTCTAATGAGAAATCTTTTACAGCGTCGTAAAGTTGTGATGGAGTTAATTTGTTTAAATCTCTTTCACCTTCGATACGAGATTTAAATCTATCAAACTTCATTAAGTCATTAGTAATCTTAGCCAAATCTTCGATGTATACGTCCTTAAATCTCTTAACTTCTTCTTCATATCCTCTATCACCAGGTTGTCTTTCAGTTATAGGTAATAAGTAATTCTTGATAATCCAATTCACATACTTACCAGCTTTAACTTTTTGTAAGTCATCACTTTGAGCAGTTTCCAAATCAACATTGTTCAATTTGGTAGTAGGGTCAGCCTGAAGCAAAGTGTAGAACTCCTCCTTACTTAATTTTGGTTTAACCGATTTACCCTCTTTGTTTTTTGTTGGTTTTGTTAAAGCATCAAACAAAACCTCAAACTTGGTTTGTTCCAAAATGACAGACTTCAATAATGACGTAAATTTCATCTAAAAGAATTTAATAATAAATATATTGTTTCAGCAAAAATAACTAATAATTCAATATCAACAGCTCTTCCCCCATATTTTGTTTTGTATTTTTTTTCGCCGCAGCCGCTTTCGCAAATTCTTTTTTCTCCCATCTGTATTGGTTCTCAGGAAACCAATCGTGTAATAAGGGAAAATCATAATATGATAAACTGAAATTACCCTCAACCTGTTTCAACACATTTGCTAGTCTTTCGTGGTCTCCACTGTCAAAATCATGGTTATTATAATAGTTCTCAGTTTTCCAATATGGAGGGTCCAAATAAATATAAGTCGACGGTGAGTCATACTTTTCAATTACTTGTTGGAAGTCCATATTCTCAACATTGGTGATTTTTTCAAAATGCGATATCCAATCAGGTTTTGATAACTTGTCCCTAAACGAAAGGTATTTGGACCTGTATTTTCCCTTCAAATCAATAAACGATGAAGTCTCAGGCTTACTACCCGAAAAGACCTGTGTGAGGACATATGCGTATTTGGCAGCTACCTCATAGTCAGGATAGTTTATTGTAAAACCACTACCAAATATTTCCTGTTGATATGTAACAAATTTTTCCCTGAATTCAGGTGGTGTTGCATCCACACCAACTTGTTGGACTGTTATCGAATCCAACGCTCTTTGTAGTTCACTTGGATTTTGAACACATTGGAATAGATTGTAGTTTAATGGGTTGAAGTCGTTATAAACAACTCGTTTAAGATTTGGGTATTTACTCAAATCCATATTAAAGAAACACCAAAACATTCCACCGAATGTTTCTACATATGTTTCCATGTCTTCGGAATAAAATGGAACTATCCATTTACCGATTTTTGATTTTCCTCCTATATAACTTAACATATAAGAATTATAATAAAAAAAATATAAAAGGCAAATTTACTTGTAACAATTTTTATAAGGTCTGCAAGATGCTTTCTGTGTGAATCCCATTTCTTTACATGAGGTTGACTCACAATAGGATTTACTATATTTTCTAGGTTTCTTAAATTTCTTTTGTCCCTTCTCCTCTAAGTAGGTGTAGAGGACTCTCCTAATTTGTTCACTTAACATAATTATAAATATGCAGGAAACTACTACTGGTTGTAAAAAATGTAGACAACGTGATAGACGTGGTTATCAATGGTTGATGGTTGTCTTTGGATTCTACGTAATCTTTTCTTCGATTTACGGGTCAATTACTCTATTCAAAGAATTTCTAAAACTTATTAAATAGGTCTGTCGTATTTGAGAATTAATTTCAAATACATATCTCCATTGAAATATCCTTTCCCTCTTAACCTTAGTGGTTTAGATGTGTCGATTGTTTTCGGTGCTTGGACAATTAATTCCCCATCTGGGTGAGGTATTGAAAACTTATCCTGTTGAATACCATTCAAGTCTAATACCAAATTGTATATCAAATCATTATTTAATTTTTCAAATCCATCGTGTGGAACTGTCTCAATCTGAATCAACAAGTCACCATATTCTCCGTTCCTGAAATCTCCAACATCACCAACCTTTAGAAACTGTCCACTGTCTGCACCCACAGGTATGTTAATCTTCAATTCACTTGTTGATTGTTTTGTTCCTCTACCATCACAGTAATAACATTTATGGACTAAGGTATATCCTTTACCACCACAGGTATTACAAACAGTTCTGATTTGTTGAACCATAAATCCTGTTCCAAATTGTTTTACTTGGAATCCTGCACCTCCACATGTTTGACAAGCCTGTTGGTCTCCACCACCTCCACCACAATTATTACAATGAATATCCCTGAAGTAACTCACATTCTTTTCCGTTCCCAAGTAAGATTCTTGAGGAGTTATTTGAACTCTTATGATTTTATCTGGTGCACTTTTTCTTCTTGATTGTTGTTGTCTGAATCCATTAGCCCCTCCAAACATTTGACTGAACATGTTTTCAAAGTCACTACCAGCATACGGATTAGTCTTTCTTTGATTGTATTGTTGTCTTTTCTCAGTATTACCTAACGTTTCATACGCCTCATTAATCTCTTTGAATTTTTCAGCTCCATCGGGATTAACATCAGGATGAAACTTTTTGGATAGACTTCTATAACTTTTTTTTATGTCCTCATCTGAAGCATTCTCTTCAACTTCTAAAATTTTGTAGTAATCTTTCATATATGCATAGATATTCTGTTATCTTATTCAAGGATAAAGTAAGGAGAAAAATAATAAAGAAATTTATTTCTCTCAAGAAGGCTGATGAGTTTTTTATTAAGGAAAAATCAAAGTCTGATGAGGTATCATTTGATGTCATCTATGAGAATGGTATGGAATGCAAATATGAAATTGCTCTTGTGGATTCTCAACCAAATCACTCCGCACCTGTTTATCTCACAGATGAATTTGGTAGAAACATAAGAGTTAAGTTGGATGATACGAACAATTCTATTCTGAAGATATCTAACTATAGGAAGGAAGAATTGATATTTGATTTGACTAAAAAGAAAAAGATATCTTTCGGAGAATTTGTAAAAACATATTTGGGAACTCAATCCTTAAAAATGGTTTCATCACTGAACAATAAGGTTGTTGTTCAAAACGACGAAAAAACAAATCTATTCTCCTTGAAGACTGAATCTGAAGCCGATAGATTCATTGATAGTCTATCGAGTTACTTCTTTAAAAATAAAAGAGCCGATTGTATCTTCATAAAAGATAACTCATCAGCTCAAAGAAAGTATATGTTGAAATTATTGGAGGAACAAGGATTTGATAAAAAGATTTTATATAGAAAATCTACGACTCATCCTCGTCTAAAATAAAGTGGAACTCTGTTCCTGAAATATCAATTGAAAATTGTTTGTGATGTCTATCAATTTCTCTGAAATGAGAAATCACCTTTTCGTATTCGTCTTTCTTAAGTTCGAATACTATAGTTCCTTTTCCAATGAAAGTGCTTTGTATTGATTCGGCAATAAGTGCCAGTTTTTCTAAGTCCCCAATAGGAGTATCTTGATTTTCTGCCATAAGGTTATTTTTTTTGGTTTTGGAACTAAGTCTTCTCTTTTCAAAGACTTAAGGTCCTTTAATATTTTCCGTTTGTAAGCTTCAATCTCTTTAGAGTCTTTCTGTTGCTCACTCTTCAGCCAATCCAAGAGTTGTTGGTTCTTCATCTTCTTCTTCGTCAATTAAATCATTATCAGGTAGTTCAAAGTCAAAATACAAATTCTGTAGTTTATCCAAATCATTCTTCTCAAATGTTTGTTTCAACTGTTCTATTGTTTGTTTGAATAACTTCTCTTTAAGTTCCTTCTCTTTGTTTAATTTAATTATCTTGGCAACTTTATTCAAAGTTGTTCCCATGGCGGCTTCATTAATTTCGGTTACAAATGAAATGCCTTTGAAGTTTGAATCATCTGATTCGAACCCAACCACTTGACCTTCCTCAACGATACTCTTAGGTAGAGACCATTTGGTTGGTAACTTTAAATCTATACTCAAATAGTTCTTTAACTTTCTTATTGAATGAATGTATTCAATGAAAGGTTCTAATTCTCTATAAAAACTCATCTAAAAAAAATATATGTTATTATGTAGCTTACTGATAAGCCAAGGAATATGAGTTCCCTGTTACTGTAATCCAATGGTTTTGGTTCTCTCTGTAACAGGGCACTCATAAATTTTAGGACATTTTTCAATGACACTAATATTGTGAATACTAATATAAAAAAATATATAGATTCAATATTATGCATTAGGTTCAGTCTTTTTGTGGTCAAGAATTTCTCCTCTTAATTTTTGAAGAAGAGCTTTGATTTCCTGAGCTGTCTTTCTTGCTCTTGTGCCAGCGCTTTTGTTTCCTTTGAAAAACTTAGTGCTATCTACAGAAAGAAGTTCAGTCATTTCTTTGATTTGTTCTAAAGTGTCCATTTTAAAAATGAATTTAAAAGTTTATTAATAAGGGAAATATAATTTTTTCTCCACTGGTGTAAATAGAATCAAGCTTTTTCTAATTCTATATTTTTTTCGAGTAACTTATACATCTCAGTTAAGATATCCAAATCCGACTTACTAAAAGGTTTATCGACATCAAACACATCATCCAAAAATCTTGGAATAGCATCTTTAAGATTTTTTTCTTTCTGATTATAAAAACTATCAAAGAAAAAACTTTTAAAATAATCCTTGTGTTGACCTCCGTGTTTTATTATAATATTCTCTTTGGAAAAATTATCAAGAACTTTATCCCAACACCATTCGAAGTGAAGGTTGTTGTCATCTTCAGATATACTGATTCGTGTTTCTGAATCCTCACTACCCAAATAGGTATCCAAAATAGTATGATTAAGTGATTTAAATATATCACCATAAAGTTCAATCTTTTCATAATTCATATTATGAACATTGAACCAAATTAATACTTCATCTTTTGGGACAGGCTTAGACATCCAATTAAAAAAATTCTCCATAGAAATTATCTATGGAGAATATAATAAAGTTGATTTAAATGTGAATTTTATTGGGTCTTTCTATTATATGTTATAAGATTTTTAATCTTTTCCATATCTTCGTTAACCTTAACTTTTTTCTTTTCTTCTTGCTTAGACTCTAATTGATTCATAATTTTTTGAGCCTTGTTCGTTGAACCCTTTCTGATACTTTTTAATGAACCATCCATTTTGTCACTTCCTCCAACATCAACTGGTTGTGGTTGTCTTTTGTATGAAACATTCATTTGTTCAGCACCATATAAGTTTTCATCGTAGTTCTTTTTGAATCTATCTCCTAAGTCACTTGGAGCAACATTACCTAATGGTTTACCATCTTTATCTCTAACAGCATTTCCTGTTGTAGAATCACCTTTAAGGTATTTGTCAATCTTTTTATCGTCAGGTTTGATTTCATCATAAACTAAATTTGTCATACCAGGATGTGAGAAAGCTTCAATGTATTCATCAACTGCTTGTGATGGATGATACTTCATAGTTTTTTCTTTCATCTTATCCATAGTATAGTTACTTTGAGGGAAAGTTTCAGGTGATTCATTATATTCATCCTTCGAACCTGCTTTAACATACTTCTTCATTTTTTCAACAACTTGTTTTGCGTAGTCTTCATTCTCTTTCTTACTAGCCGCTTGAACTTTTTCAGTCTTCTTAAGACCTGTTGCTTCTTTCTTTGAGATGTTATTTTTTTCTGCTTTGTCTTTAACTTTTTGTTCTAAAACTATTTTTTCAATCATATCCACTAATTCATCTTCAGTTAATGTTAATTTGTTTACACTTTCTTTGATGTCTTTCAGAGTCAATGCCAAGTTTACTTGTTTTAATAATTTAGAATCCGCAGCTGTAAGTTTTTTATCTCCCTCACCTTTCTTCGTTAATTCTTTCTTTATTGCCTTTAACTTTGCTTGTGGAATCTTATCTCCTTCAGTAACACCTAATTTCTTATGTAAAGCACCTTTCTTCATATCGGTCTTCTGAATCCATTTTTCTTTAGCCTCCTTAACAGGATAAGTTTTACCATCAACTTCAAAGGATTTTTTACCTTCTTTCTTTGCATCCGCTAACGCACCTGTAAATTCATTCCCTTCTTCTGTTTCTTGTTCTCCCATATCTCTACGAGTTCTAATTTTCATAGGTCCATATTTTTTCTTATACATATCAAACAATCTTTGACCTCTCTCACCTGGTGAGAACCATCTTGTTTTATCACCAAATTTGTCATACATAGATGAGAAATCGTCGAACTCTTCTTCATCGTAGTCAAAATCAAATTCACCTTCGAAGTCTTCGTCATCTTGGTTATACCATCCATGATTATCAGAAAATGAGCCAAAGATTTTTCCTGGTTTGTTATCTGATAATCCTCTACCTACATACGTAGGTTCTTGAGCTGATAATTCTTCAGCTTCATCTTCTGCCTCTTCATCACCTTCGTAATCTCCAGGTGTTGATTCATCTTCATCTTTATCAAAATAGAACCATTCATCCATTTCTTCAGATTCTTTAGTTTCCTTTTTCTGACTTCTGAGTTTCTTGAAATCAGCGGCTGTTATTTTACCTTTCGGTGCGGCAACATCAATTTTACTTTGTTTACCTTTTAAGTCCTCTTCGAGTTCGTCTGCCATTTTCATCGATTTACTGTCGATTTCTTCAGAAAGAATTCTTGAGATAAGACTATCAATACTATTGTTAGAATTTTTCATTTGTATTTTTTTATATAAATATCTTTATTTGTTTCTTTTTTGGTTTTTTTCATACTCGTGTTCCAAAATAGTCTTAATCACATTTTCGCTAATTCCCATGTTTTTTGCAACATTTTTAATTGCTTCTTTAACTGATTCGTTCTTAGTTATTTTCAATGCATTGATATCACCTTGATTACAATAAGGGAATTTAGTGCACTTCTTTTTTACTTTAACAAAACCTCCACCAGGTATTTGAGTCTTTCTACTTGGTCCCCAATCTTTCTTCTTAGTTGATTTAGCCCACATTGCTGGACTTGAATATCCACCAACAGAACCTGAACCTGTGGCTTCTTTAGCCTCAACTTTATCTAATCCCATTGCACCTACTGCAATTCCTTCGTCTAATTTCGGGGTTTCAGAATCGCTTTTTTTAGCAAACTCAGTTTCTCCACCAAAGAGTGGACCTTCAAACGCACCAGATGAACCAGAACTTGTCGCTTCGTCAGTTTCCTGTCTTTCAATTTTTTTAAGTTTAGTATAATAATTTGGGTCTTCTACTAAATGGTCCATAGTAATTTCCTTAGCCTTTTGTTTGTCCTTGGTATGTTCCATTTCAACTTTCATTCCTTTATGGAATTGTTTAGTTAATTTTGCAATATCAACTTTGTGTTTCTTTGCAATTTCTTCTAAACTCATGTTATCAGATTTCCCTCCTTTAAGTTTATTTGTTTCTTTCATTTCCGAAGAGTATTTTACCATATCCCTCATCATACCGCTAGGAGATGCACTCTTACCGATTTTAGTCGAATATGCGTTAGCTAACCCTTGTTTGAATTGTTGTGATGCACTTTCCATATTAAGCGTTCTTTAGTTTTGGTTCCCAGAATCCTCTGTTGGACCACATAAACGAATAAAACTCACGGAACATTCTGACCGTAAGTTCTTTAATCTCACCTTCGAGTTTACCCTTCTTGATTTCTTTTTGAATTCTATCCATAAGTTTGTCTTCAAACTGTTTTATGGTATTGTTATTCATAAAACTTTTGATTTCCTTACGGACAATAACTTCAATCTCTTTTACTTCTGAACTAGTGAGTGCCATTTATTTTGCGATTAAGAAAATTGTTAATACTGCAATTAAGCCAGTTCCTAAAATAGATTTGAATTTACCTTTAGCCTTTTCTTTTTTCAAATCCCATTCAAGTTTCTTTGAATAATCTTCAACGATTCCAAACTTTTGTTTTTCAGCATCAATGATTGTAAGATAGTTCACCTCTTTAAGTCTTAAAGTTGTGATGATACTATCTTTTAATACCACCTTCTTTTCAGTTTCAACTAACTGAGCCTCAGTAAGTTTTAACTCAGCTTTAGCTGCATCACCTGATATTAAGTCTTTCATTATTTGTCTCACAACCGGAATCGGGAAACATTTTGTATTATTACTTGTATCTGTCTGTGAAAAAGCTATCGAGCTCACGAACAGTAAGCTTATCAACACTACTAATTTTTTCATGATATATTTCTTTTACTACGGTCTTTTGACCTTTAATTTTATCGATGTGGTTGTCTAACTCATCAATTTTTTTATCATATTCGTTAATTTCTTTCTCTAACTCAACATTATCTTCATGTAATTGTTTTACTAATACATTCAAAGAATCAAGTTGTTTTTTTTGGTCAACAGACATGTTAACCTTTGGAGTTAAGAAATAAATTAAATAATAAAGAACGAATAATCCGAACAATACTTTAAGTATTGTCATAAAGTTTTCCTTTAAAAAATTAATTATCTTTTGCATTTGTTTCACTGGTTTTCTTTCTACTTGCGATTATCTTGGACCATTTCGATTTGAATTTCTGATAATACTGTTGAAGTTTATGAACTAACTCATCAAAGTTTTCATCAATCTTAATCATAGTTCCGTCTATATATATTCCACTATCTTCACCAATTGTGAATGTGAAGTTTAAGTCTTCGTCGATTAGGTGTCCTGACCACTCAACGTTGTTTGGATAAACATTAAGTGTGTTGAAGTCAACCAAGTCCGACACCTCCTCAATAAACTCATCCATTGTTTCTTGGAATGCAAGTTTATCGTCGGTTGTGATATCCAAATCCATTCTGTTCTTACCATGTAAGGCTAAGATACCACCTGAGATTCTATACTTCTGAGTCTTGTCATCAGGAGATGATTTTTTATCATCAGCCTGTGCAGTTTCATACTCTTTGTTATCTTGAGACGCTCTTGCCTCAATATCTTTAGCAATATTTATTTGTGTGTCAGGTTCTGATTCTGTATCAGAAGTCATTGCCGATTGTTCAAATATAAATCTCGACTTCTTTAAAAGAGATTTTATTTCATCGTATCTTTCGTTATGCAAATTGCTCATTTTCTATAAATTTTGTGAAGGTTTCAAAGTTGAATGAAGGACTTAGGTCAGTGTATCTACTACTTAAATTACTTCGGGAAATGATACCTTCGAAGGCCTCCACTCCATCAATTTTAGTATTGTGACCCAAACATCTTTTTTCGATGGATAACTCTTCTGACAACTTAACACATAATTTCGCAGCTGATTCAATCTGGGAATTTGTGTATGGTTGCCAAAAAAAGAAATCTCTCCATTTCTTCTCGAAAACCTGTCCTTTATAAATACTCCCTTTCCAGTTAATGTAATCGTTGGTCAATGGTTTCTTTTCCAACCATCCCATGTTCTCAAGAACAATGATTACAGAGTTCCTATTGATGTTATCTTCATCAAAGAAATTAGTATAGGAGGTGTCTCCCATAAGTTGAATAATCTTACCTCTTTGGGTTACCAAATAATTAGGAACTCGGTCAAACTTACCGTTGTATCTAAACTCAAGGGAGGCTAAGTATTCGTTAGCCTCCCTTGATGTATGACACAAAATAATTTGTCTCTTCTTTTTTTGTTTTCCTAATTGCTTAAAGTTTCCATATTTTTCAATGTTAAGCATCTCTTTTTGAATAAACGAGTCTTTTAATCTTATCTTCTCGAGGTTCCTCATCTGTTGATTCAAACTTTTGAAGTTGTCTTTTCAACTCTTCCAAATCCTCTTCTGTTGGTTTATATCTTTGTTCCTCAACTTGAGCCTCTTCTTTACCAATTATGGTAGCAAGTTGTTCGAGTGGGATATCTAAATTAGGTGAAGCCTTCTTCTTTTCTTCCTCTTCAAATTTTACTAACATATGTAGGAAAGATAAAGATATAATTGGAAGCATTCCACCAGAAAATAATGCCAAGAATCTTTTGTGACCAACAAGGTCTCCTGATTCAACGCCCAGGAATGAAACGATAGGGTCAACCATATCAACCCAATCTTTAAATGATTGACTATTCACATCAATGTATTGATATGCGAAGAATATGTTTCCTATAAATTGAATAAGGGTTACAATAGCAAAGGGAAAATAAACTTTCTTTCCCATCTGAGCTGATATCGCAGCCAAAGCAGATAATGCAGCAATTTCGATACCAACAGAGAGATATATCGCCCAACTTGTTGGGTTAGATAAACCATACCATTTAGTTACGTGTGATATTGATACCACTGCAACAGTTATAATTGGAACTAAAAAAGCAACATAAATTATTGTTTTAAAGTTTTTTTGAAACCAATTCATTTATTTTTGTTTTAATTTATTTATCTCCTCTTCGATTTCAGTTTGTCTTCTAACATCCAATAACTTTCTGTCAGTAGCTTGAATCATTCTTTTTTCCGCTTCAAGACCAGAAATCTTAAGTTCTCTTTTCAACTCGTCTTTTGTATAAGTTGAATCTTTAATCGCCTGAATTTCTTTTTTTATTTTACCCAAATCTCTTGAGTCACCGCAGGACTTAAAAAAACTCAAAAGTGCAATCACTAATACGATTACGGTAAAATTTGTTTGTATAAATTTTTTCATATAATTTATTTTTTAGGTATGATTATCATTGCCAGTAAATAGAAAAGGATTGTAGGGAACGGAGCAAAAATTAATGCAACAAATATTAACCTCCAAATCGCTGGGTCACTATCTGTATATTCTGCAATTCCTCCACACACTCCACCTATTTGTTTATCAGTTGAACTTCTATACAATTTTCTCATAACTTTTATTTTATCACCTAAAAATAAAAAAGGTGTATTATAAATACACCCTTTTAATTGTTTTATAGATAATCGAACAGACTACCCGTCTCATTTCTCAATTTTCGGAGAGCCTTTTCTTTAATCTGTCTCACCCTTTCTTTTGTTAAATCGAAGTCATTACCAATATCTTCCAATGTTCTTGTTGAACCTGATAGACCAAAATAATCCTCAACAATAACCCTTTCTCTCTCATCCAACACGTCCAACATATTCATAAGTTTATCTTTCAATGTTTGGTCGGTAGATAATCCTGAGTCAGCACTATCGGCATTTGGGTTATTCAATATATCCATCAACGTATCTCCTTCTTCATTCAAAGGACTATCCAAATTAACGGTATACGGCAAGTTATCGAACTTCTCAGGTAAATCAGCACCTGTCTTATCCAACTCCTTCTTAGCTCTTTGTAACTCTTGAACCACATTCACTGGTAGTCGGATAGTTCTTGCATTCTCATTCAAAGATTGCAAGATAGATTGACGAACCCACCACACAGCATATGAGATGAATCTCAATCTCTTGGACCAGTCAAAGTTTTCAATTGCCTTGAGGAGACCATAGTTTCCTTCAGCAACCAAATCTGCAAAGTCCAATCCCTGATTCTGATACTGTTTACTCACAGTGATTACGAACCTGAGGTTTCCCTCCAATAATTCTTTTTTGATTTCTTCTTTCTCTCTAAGAGTAGTCTTAGAAGATAACATCTTTTCCGCCAAAACTCTCTCCCTCTCAGGAGTCATAACGGTCAACTTTCTAATGTCTTTTAAATAACAGGCAATTTCGTCTTGATTAATTGGTATTACTGCTTTCTCTTTCATATGTATTTTTTTCTATTTACTATAAGATTCTAAAGTGTCTTTTTCAAACTGTGATAAGGACTCGAACCCGTTCGACAACGCTTTGTCTAAAATAAAGTCCAATGAAGGTTTTTTTACTTCCTTCTTCAGGTTCTCCAATAATAGTGCCACAAAATCGTCATCGTCTTCTTCTCCATCGTTCATAGAACGATTTGAAGGCGTTATATTAATATGTATTTCATCATTCGAATTTTCTAAGTCCAAAAGATGTTCTTTTAATCCATCAGGTAAGAAAAGTGACACCTTGTCAGTATACTCCGTCAAGATAAACGAACTACAGATATCAAACAAACTACCAATGATATAATCATTAATCTCATCCTGAGAAATCTCACTGGCAAAATGGAAAACCAAACTACCATCAGACTTTTGGAACTTAAGATGTGGTGAATCGACGAGGGGTGTTATAGTTAAAGCAATCTCCTGACTAACATCATCAGACTCAAACTTTCCAAACAAAACTAACAGGTATTTCTTCATATTATATTTTATATTTTGACAAATGTAGTTAAATAATTAATAAAAAAATTTTTAATTAAAAATAAACTCTTCCGTTTTTTCCTGAATGTTGTTCATACCATTTACCTTCTTTATCCATCCAAACATATGGGTCTGATGGGTCTTCAGTCCACTCGTATTGATTATAGAAATCAGGTTCTTTTTTTAATAGGTTGGCTCTGTGTGAAGAATGAAACTTCTCATTACCAAACCATTTAGGATATACGATATCTTCCTCAAACGCTTCAAAGCTCATTGTGTTTTTAAATCCACGAGCAACCCACTCGTCAATTGAAAGATTAAGATATAACTTAAGTGCAGGAACATAGTCTTTCCACATAATAGTGCAAGGATGATTTAACCAACCCTTATAAGGTGTTCCATCTAATTTTGGTCTACAAGTGATTGCAGATATAATCTGATATGTTTCAACTCGTTGTTTACCCAATCTCTTATTATCCAATACTCGAAGAGATTTTCTAAAGTCGTCGTATGGTAGGAATATTTGCATGTTGTAAAGATATGAAATTATATTTTATCTGACTTTTGAAGATTATCTTCTTTCAATAATAATTGACCATTTTCCAAAGTTGTTTCACCTCCAAAGGTATAAGGGTCAATATGGTCAGCATGAACTAAATTACCATTTAAAGCTTGTAGAACTGTTAGTTGAACTTCACTACCATCCAATCTCTTAACAACACCACCGGATTGTTTATACATCTTGATTTTATCATCAATGTTGAACAATCTCTTAGCATCCAACTTAATGAAAAAAGTATCAATATAAGGGATAAAATCTGATAGGATTTTATCTGATTTCTCTTTTAACTTCTTGGGCGCATATCTAAGATTATCTTTCCACAAATCAATCTCCAATAATCTTCTACCCTCCAATTCGAGATACACATTTAAGAACTCTGTAATCAACTTATCATTAATCTTTCTTCCTGAGTTATGATAAATCTCATAAAGGAAAAGAAATAAATTCATAACCAACGATTTATCAATCTTAATTTTCCTCTCGCCCATCTTCTTAACAATCATAGACCAAGCCGAGATTATTATTTTGAATTCTTTTTCATTATCAATATTTCGTCTGTCATATAGGGATTTCAAAAGTGCCGCAGAAATATTTGCACATGGGTGTTGATGATATGTAAGCATCATTGCAAACAACTCATCATCTTGCATCCTATCGGAGTTGAGCCCTGAAATTAATTGAGTTGTTTGAGTGTTCGACATATCGAAGGAAATGTCTCTTATGAAGTCAGAGACATACCCAAAGATAGCGTTTCTATCTTCCTGTTTGTTCCAAGCAATTCCCTTGTTTGTTCTAATTGCAATTAAGTGCATATCTTCCCTTGAACAACTTCTGAAGATTGTAATCGGAATTTGTCTTTCTCTGAAGAATGTTTCTTCATCGGTGGTCATATTTTCTTTATCAATTTTGTTCCATTCGTTAAGACAATAGTTAGTTCTATTGTTACCATCAATTGAAACAAATTTGAATCCTTTTTCTTTAACACTTTTGAAGTAGTTCAGGTCACTTTGATTTCCGTTAATCTCAGCTCTTTCGATACAACTTTCAACTGACACTAAAATTATCGGATTGGCAATCGTATTCTCAATTACAGAAGTTCTAAATCCTTTTTTACTGGATATCTTCCATACTTTTTTTCTTTGAAATCGTGGGTCTACATAGGTCTTGAGTGCATAACTCTTTACGAAGTTTTCGATGGTGGTTTCTGTGGTTTGTCTGTATAACATAGGTTGATTTTTTACAAAGGTATGTAAAGAAATCTTAACGGCAAAATAAAACCCCACCTTCGAGGGGTGGGGTTACTATTTTTAAGAATTTTCTAATTTTGCAATCATTCTTTGTATTTTTTCTAATTCAGTTCTCAATTCTTCTAATTCTTCCTCTTTTGATTTTTGAACAGGTCTCGAATCTATAGACATGTCCCATTGTCCCCCACCAAAATCAAACCCCATAATTGGTGTCTCTACATTACTATCTTTTAAATTTAGAAAATACAAACTTTCCATATTATTGACACATTCAGGTATGTTTCTCAATTCTTTGTTACCCGTCAGTGCAAGAAATCGTAATTTAGGTATTTGACATACTGAGTTTGGAATACTATTCACACAGTTGTGAAATGTTATGTGACCTAAATTCGATAAAGAGCCGATTGACTCAGGAACTTTCAATTTAAAATCACTTTTCGAATAATTACGTATTTGAATTTGAACTAAATCTGAAGGTAAATCTGAAAAAACGTTTTTAATACTTCCGACATTCTCATCAGTAATATCTAAATCTAAGTGTCTCCCTTGTATATAAGGATTACGTTGCTCTATCTTTTGTGGTTTAGCCATACACCTTTTTAGAATAAATACAAATTAAAATAAAAAACCCAACTCATTAGTGGAGTCATTTATAAAATCTCATCTAATTTGATAATCAATTCATTCTTTGGAATACTTCGAGGTCCTGTGGTATCTCCTGAACTGAAGGTCAACTGTGAAATCAACTCGTAAGCCCGATTCGGATTTTCCACCCTCAAAAAATAGTGTGATGGTTCTGAAACATTCACATCAGTAAAGACGTTTCCAGCATTGATTCCAACTCTACGAATCGCCAAATTAGAATTTTCTTTGTTTGTGAATGTAAACTTGGTCGGTCTTAACTTAATCTCCTTTTCTCTCAACACATCTGATTTTCTGATAACTACCCAAACACAAGGGACCATAAAGTCCTTACCTTCGAATGTGAATAAATCATCTTCCAAATCTTCAATCATAACGATTTCAAAGTTCAGAGGAATTTTATCAATCATAGACCTTTTCTTAAATCCTTTAGGTAGGATAAATGCAACAGTATCACCATACTCACAACACTTTCTCACGAACTTTAATGCCAGACTTGAGTTCCTACCAAAAGGAGGATTTCCAAAAAATAACACCTTCTTACCATTTAGGAAACTTAAGTCTTTCTCTAAGAAATCTGCTCTCTCAATATCATCTGATTTAGGTTCCACATCATAACCAAACTTATTTTCATGTTGAGCCATGTGGAGGAAAACTCCTTCACCTGCAGATGGTTCAATAATGGTATAGTAGTCACCCAAATTTAATGTCTCCAAACATTTTCTTGCAACCGCTGGTTTGGTGTAAAATTGGTCCAAACCATACTTATTTTTTTTGGGCATATTCTAAAAACAAATCTATATTTTTATAAGCCACCGCAGATTGAATTCTACGTTGCGTCTTGTGGTCTCTTTTGAATCTGGGTTGAACTATTCTATCTTTACCCCACCTTTCCTTCCATTCTTTTACCTCAGATTTCCAAGTCATATCATAAGAATAACTGTTCGAAACTAAATTCTTAATCCAATTATTGAGTCCATCATAGTGAGTCCAATCGAATAACTCTCTCCACTTTGTGATATCAATAAATACAACTCTTTCCTCTATAATATTGGACTTCTTTCCCTTCCAAACACCATATATCAAATAGAAATCCCTATCCCTTGAAAAGTTATTGAAGATATCCGCTAGTGGTAGTTCGGACCCATGTTTGAATGTCTTTATCACACAAGGAATCCCATCAGGTCTGTAAGCATCCCACATACCAGTATAGTTTTCATCGGACAGTAAATTGTGTCTCTCACACATCAACTGTTGATATTCAAAACCATGACCTTGTCTTTCCATACCACAATATTAGTAAAAGTATTTCATATAATCAAAAACCCCACTTTGAGGGTGGGGTCTATTTAATTCCTAATTTTTTTAGTATGTATGATTCTATATCTTCCTTCTTCATCGTGTAAGGTATACGGATAAGTTTGATTCCGTTTTTCTTACAGTATTGGTTTTTTATTTCATCTCTGATTTTTTGTCTCTCAAAAGCTTCTTCACCACCAAAAGTATCAATCGCCATAAAATGTTGCCTTCCATCATATTCCACGCACACATTCTTTATTGGTATGTAAAAATCGAATGGTAGTTTTCTACAAAATCTTCCTTCTTTTTTATTCGTACAATCCACAAATTTATATTGTTTTATAAAATCTATTTTTTGTTTTTCTAATATGGCTGCAATTAATTTTTCTCCAGTTGATTCGTTACAAATTGGACATCCTTGTCCGCTTAAGTGGGCACCAGGTCTTTGTTTAAAAGTTCCATGAACCGGACAAACAATATCAACATATTTGTTTCTATTTTTATAGTCGACTAAAGAATAATTGTATTTTTTGCCGTGAACAATTTTAGCCGACTTAATAAAATCTTCTGTGTTACTAACATTACTCTTAGATATTGATTCAAAACCACATTTTTGACATCCACTTCCACTCATATGAGCGTGAGGTGTTTGTAAAAACTCCCCATGAATTGGGCAAATAATTTTTACACGATTATTAATACCATCGTATTCAACTTTCGAATAATCATATTTATCATCATGAACAAGATTAGATTTGTTAATAAATTCATCTTGAGTTAAACTATTTGCTTTACCAGTATTTTCTCGGGCACATTTTGGACATCCAGCACCGTCAAGTAAGTGATGTGCCGTAACTTTAAAGTCTCCGTGTTTTGGGCAGGTAACTATAACTTTTTCTGATGCCCCTTTGTATTGGGTTTTGGAAAAATCATATTTATCTCCATGAACAATTTTTATTTGTTTGAGAAATTCTTCAGGTGATTTTCTTTGTTTTTCTGCCGAGCTTTCTATTCCACATTTTGAACAACCACTACCCCTTAAATGACTTGTAGATGTTTGGAAAAATTTTCCATGTTCTGAACAAATAATTTCAATTGGTGTATAATTGTTTTTATAAACAGATTTTGAATAATCATATTTATCTCCGTGAATTTCTTTAGCATTTTCTATGAATTTTTGGGTATTTGTTGATGTTAAAGATTCTCTCTTTGACTTCCTATTTTGAAGGTCTTTTTCTTTGGCACAGGATGGACATCCGTAACCCATTAAATGATTTCCTGGTGTTTGTCCAAAATCTCCATGAATGGGACAGGTAATGACTACTTTTTTTCCTCCTCCTTGATAATCCACTTTTTTATATCCGTATTTGTCTCCGTGCTTTTCAATCGCTTTGTTCACAAAACTATCCTTATTACTTGTTAACTTTTCTTTAGCACTTTCACGACCACATTTTGGACAACCTTGTGGATTAACATTTGATATAAATTTATTTGGTGTTTTGGTAAATTCCCCATGTATTGGACAAACAATGGTGACAGGTTCTCCGCTATTTTTATACTTTACCTTTGAATAATCATATTTGTCTCCGTGAATTGTTTTAGCCTTTTCAATAAATTCAGGAGTAGTTGTTTTTTTTATCTCACCAATCTCCTTCGTATGTTCACGCAATATATGTCTAATCAGTTGTTTCATCTCACAATAAATATCTTTGGAATTAAAAACCCCCACCGTTGAGGGTGAGGGTTGATATTTTTACTTCTTAAGTTCTTCGATTTTATTCTTCGCCCCTATGAACACTTGTTCTATATCACTTGATGTGCCGCTCGGGAAAATTGTATTGTCTCTCCCAAATTTCTCTAATTGTAAATACCAACTAATTTTTCCACCACTACTGAAGTATCCAAGTTCAAATCCATCTGAAGTTCTAAATTTATTTTCAGTATAATTTGGATTAGTTGCGTCAGAAATCTCACTTTGTTTCAATACTGTAATTGCTTTAAGAATTTCAAGGACATCTGTATACTCAATCATCGCTGTTGATGTTGAGTATTGACTTTCATTTGTAACTTTGAAATAATAACGTGATTCATTGTTACCATTAGTTACTTTTCTGATAACCGCAGAACCTGACTGATATTTACGTTTCAAATTATCAACAGTGTAATCAGTAAATCTAACGATTGTTCCGTATTTAGAACTGAATTGTTCGAATTTCGTTTCCACTTTAACAGAAGTTTCTGTTTTTTGTTGACCGTAAGATACTACCGATGCAATTAGGATGATTGCGACCATCATGATTTTTTTCATATTGTATTTGTTTATTTGTTTGTGAATACAAAGATATGGAACCCATTTTAATCCACCAAATAAAAGTTATCCACATTCTAAGATTAGTTTATAGTTTTCTATGTATTGAATAGATGATTATTTTGTTCTTTGATTCCTCTTTCCATTTCTACCGCTAACTCTCTTGTCTCTGTTTCTATTGTTCTGTATTCAAGATTTTCCCAATTATCTAAAATGTAATTTTGTTTTTTATAGTTACTTCTTCCTGCAGTTCCATATGGTTGAGGGTATAACGATTTCATTCTTGTCTTACATTTTTTTCCAATACCAAACAAAATTAGTTCATTTGAGTTTTTATTTCTAATTTGATAAACTCCAGCCTCTTTGGGTCCTTCAATAGTTCTACAGGTTTCAGGTGTTGGCATCGATTTCCAATTGGTCCAATTTGTCATATATCTTGTGTTTTGTGAATACAAAGATAATTACAACCAACCAATCCACCAAATAAAAAAAGTCCCACTATTGTGAGACTTTTGATACATTATCAGTTTTTGTAATATGAACTACATTATCCGCCCAATTTGAGATTAATGGGTTGTGGCTAATCACAAATATCTTTTCGAAATAATCCTTTAACTTCATAAAGAAGTCCCCAACCATCTCAAGGTTATCATTAGAAACCTTACCCCAAGTCTCATCGTAAACTGATATGTTTGGTTTTGGAAGTGAACATACCTTAGCCAATACAGCTCTGATAGCCAACGCTCCCACAGTCTTCTCATATCCTGAACCTGCGGTCATAGGTTTTTCGATACCTGTTCCGTTATCAATCATGATGAAGTCAACCTCATTCTTGTCATTGATACGAATCTCCAAGTTGAAGAAACAAGAGTCTTGAAGTAATCTTTGAAGTTCAGAGTTAATCAATGGCATCATTGTCTTCATGATAACTTTTGTGATTCCATTCTTTCCGAATACCTCAAGATATATTTTGTATATCTTTTCTCTTTCGAATTCTTCGGCAATCTTTAGGATGGTCTCGTTGTTCTTTTCAATTCGAGCTTGAAGATTTTCAATCTGAGTTGAATTGGTTGTTTGAGTTCTCTCATACCCTCTCTTCTCAGAAATCAATTCATCAATTCTCATTTCGGCTTTAACCAACTGAGCTTCAATCTCATTATTCTTCTTAATCTTATCTTGAACTTCTTCGTATCTCCTTAACTTGTCTTCAGATTGTTCCAATTTTAAATTATTGGCTTCAAGAGTCGCCTCATATTTTTCCTTAACAAGTTTCGCTCTTTCATATTCATCAAAGTCTTTCTTAAGTTGAGTAAAAGATTCTTCTTTCTTTTCAAGGCCTTCAATTTCTTTTTTGAATTCCTTAACAAGTTTTTTATATCCTTCAAGTTGGTCAATCTTTTTCTTGGTCAACTCAGCTTCCATCAATTTGATTCCACAGTGTTCACACTGAATTCCATCACCATATTTTTCAATAAGGTCTTGGATTTCTTCCACCTTATTCTCACAGGTTACTTGTTCAGCAAAACGGGATTTGATAACTTCTTTAACCGCATCGTGTCTATCTTCATGATAAAACTCTTTTGGTTCAGATATTTTAACATCATCAATCTGACCTTGGATTCTTCTTCCAACTACTTTAAATTCGTCAATCTGACCCTTAAGTCTTTCAGGATTCAGAATAACCAAATCTTGGTCTAAGTCAGTGAATTTTGATTTCAATAAGTCATCCTTATAAGTTTGACCCTTTTGTAATCTCTTGTCAACATCCTTGATTTTGGTAACAGCCTCTGCAATTTCATTCTCGAGTCTTTCAATTTCTTCTTTTGACGTGGTGCTATCTTGTTTTAAGGATTCTGTATTGTATACGTTGGATAACATACCTTTTGAAAACTCAGAATAGATTTCTTTTCCCGTCTCTTCTTTCTTCTTTAAGAATTCAAGACCCAAGAATCTACTTAACACCTGACCACGAGCTGTTGGTTTTGCTTCCAACAAATCCTCAAGGTTTGACGCTGTCGTTACAATGGTCATCAAGAAGTCATCCATCTCACCAATTGATGTTTTGATAAAGTTCTCAGTCTCCCTTCTTTGTTCACCAGTGAAGTTCTGTAATTGACCGTCAGCCAACTTCTTGAAGAAGTCCAACTCAGTCTTAACATTCCATTCACCAGCCTTAGATTTTTTTCTTTCAATCTTTCGAGCGATGATATATTCCTCGCCATCAATGATGATGTCACCCTTAACTGATACCACATTCTTATCTGTGAATCTGTTGAAGATTTCCTCAGCCTTCTGAGTCTTGGTTGTCGTGTTGAAGAATAAGAACAATAACAAGTCCACGGTCAATACCGTCTTACCTCCGAAGTTCGGTGGGTCTGATTCAACCACTGTGATACCATTACATTTATCAAAATCGATAACCTGGTTCTCACCATACGATAAGAAGTTACTGAATTCAATCTTCTTGATATACCATCTTTTGAATGGTGTAACCTCAACCTCATTAGCCATCATTCTGTTTTCAACAGCAAGGTCAATGTTCATGACTTGGTCATAAAACTGGTCTTGTCCTTTTGACTCAAGAAGAGATTTGATAAGTTCTTTCTGATAGTTCTTATCCATAATGTTAACCGCTACATCGATTGTCTGTTGAGTTTCCTCAGTTGTCTTCGCCTTGGTTATAACATTGATATTTGCGGAACTATACTTCTTCATGAAGTATTGTTTCACAGACTTGATTCTTTCTTGGGTGAAATTCTCTGGAGCATCCTCCCATATTACTTGTATGTTAGGATTCTCCAAAGTAGATATATCTAATTTTGTTGACATATGTTTGTAGTTATACTCTGGATGTGGATTGAATAAATCCCATTTCATTTTTATTGATTTGCTGTAAGACCTGAAACCTGCTCAGCATCTTTTTGTTTTAACGCCTCAATTTGAGCTTTCATTGATTCGTTGAACAACTTTTGCATTGCAGATTGTTCGGCCTTCAATGTGTTATTTCTTTGCTGAAGTCTTTTTCTGTGGGCTTTCTCACCACCTCTTTTTTTAGATTTTGCCATTTTTATTGTTTTAATGTAAATTTTTATTTGGTCTATTTTCTTCGAACCATTCAACGATTGAGTTTATCGCCCATGTTGCTCCTGATGCTAACATTCCATCAAAGAACCATGAAACCCATAAAGTTACACCTAACATCTCGTGTATTGGTGAATATAAGAAAATTCCGAAGAAAAATCCAACCCACACTGGTGTGCACATCATACAAGATAACATTCCTTTAAGAAACTTATAAAATTCTGTAAACAAACCATCTCCATAGTCTGCTTCGTTGAAAATGTAATTTCTCGGTGTATTAAAAATACTTCCGTAAACTAAAATGTTTGAAAGTCCGTAGATGGATATAATCCATGTTAATAGTTGTGTTATCATAATTTGTGTTTAAATTCGTTAGTTAATTCTATTTTCCTAATACCTGGGTCTTTGGCTTCACACTTATTACAGTGCCATACAATTTCGAAGTGCTGTTTACCATTACAACACTTACAGTCGACATCGTATTCGAAATACGTTCTCCCCAAACCTCCTTCATTTCCACAGAACTCACAGGTTCCCCATTCCATTTCTCCCATCATAATGTTTTATTTAAATTTGAACCACTCAAATAAACAGCCTTTCTGTCTTCCTGAAATTTTTGAATATCTTGAATAGTTTGTTCGTATTCTCTTATTTTTTTGTCTTTCTCTAAAGTTTCTTGTCTTAGTTTCATTACTGTAGATTGGAGAGCATCCAATTTAGATTTATCCCCACCTTCACCAACTACCTCTTTAATTACTTCTACAATTTTTTCCTGAATGACGATTTTCTCAACAGGAACCTCAATAGTCTTCTCTTGAATAACAACTCTGTCAACAGGAACCTCTTTGATAACCTCAACCACTTTTGGTGGCATCTCCTCCAACTGTTGTATTTTTGACAACAATTCGTTTATCTGAGTATCATCACTAACGTATTCTGTTTTGGTGATAACTTTTTCAACAGGTATTTCTTTGATTACTTCTTGAACCACCACCTTCTCAACAGGAACCTCTTTGATAACCTCGACTATTTTCTCAACCACTCTTTCAACAGGAACCTCTTTGATAACCTCGACTATTTTCTCAACCACTCTTTCAACAGGAACCTCAACATACTCAACCTGAACAATCTCCTTGATTACTTCAACAGGTATTTCCACTCGTTTTTCGACAACAACCTCTTTTATCACCTCTTTTTCTTGGTTCCCACCCGGATTTAGCAGACCATACCTTTCAATATTGAAACCAGTTGTAAATGATTTCTTAGCAACCTCACTTATCAACAAGTCATTAAGATTACAGTAAGACAATAAGTCCTTGTGTTCCGTATTTGAAAGTTTAATCTTTATCTCCATCTTAGTAGTTCACCAACTTTTCTGTTCCTTCAGATAAACAATCAATCGAATTGATGTAAAATGATAGGAATGGTTTAGGGTTTGGTAGGTCAACGAATGTGTATTCGTCCTTCTCTATATCATATACTCCATACCCGTGTTTTCTAACAGTCTCTCCAAAGTTTTGTTGAATGGTTGAACCAACCATGTATGCCTTCTTTCCACCAGGAATATCGAACACTTGTCTCTTGTGGATATCACCACACAATACAAGGTCACACCCTTTGAACTTACTAGCATCAAACCCATCTTCGAACTTATATCCAATGTCTGTGTATAAACCTTGAATCGGACCGTGGAATAAACCAATGTTCTTGTTCTTTGATTTTTGGATGTCAGGAGGGATGTTATGGTCCATTAAGGAGTAAACACACCAGTTGATATTATCATCCTCATATACCCCTCTATTCTTCAAATAAACGATGTTCTCGTTCTTTAAAGAATCAATGATTGGTGTAAGAGCATCCAACCTTGAATTATTATTCTCAAGGAAGTCGTGGTTACCAATGATAACAATCGTTTTGGTTATACTTGCACATTCAGTCAATACCCAAGCAACGAACTCAACGAGTTCAGGTGTCATTTGATTCTTGCTGTGAACCAAGTCTCCAGTGAATACAATTCTGTCAGGTGCGAGTGTCTTCCACTCTTTCAATGCAGATTCAAGGATGCCACGATATACGTCGTGGTCCTTGAATAATCTGATGTGTAAATCTGAGAAATGTATAATTCGATTAATCATTAATTAATGTTTTTTCCTCTTCTTCGAATGGATTGAATCCTTTATTGACATGGTCACATTTCATACACATGTAAATTGGGAATGGAATTGGTTGGTCTTCAGCAGCACCTTGTAGTTTAGATACCCACTTTAGATATAAAGCCTCTTTGAAATAAACGCTTCCGCATTTCTCACATTTGATAGTTGGACAATCACGAACGTTAATTCTTGGCTGTTGTAAATCTTGCATCATTTAAATTTTTAACTAGGTTATTTATTTTTTCTTGTATATCTGAAATATAATCAATTTTTCGGTTTTGTTCAAGTATACCCAAATGTTCTAACAAAGATTCAAAATTTAACTTTGTTAAAGTATCGGAGAACTGTGTCACAAAATCTTTGGACTTTTTGAGTTTCTTTTCTCTTAAAAAGACTAATCTGAACAATGTTGTCAATCTCATGATTTCTTCTTCAGACCATCCCCCATCAGTAAGATTATCAGTGTAAACATGTGAATCAGCAGAATTATATATCTGAATACCACTTGCTATAACATCATTAGTGAATGCCAAATAAAACGCCACCTTATTATAATTTTTAGTCTTTGTTTCTTTTTTATCTATCAAATAAAAAAGTAATCCATTTCTATTATATCTTCTGAAAACATCAGGGTCATTTTTTGAAGCCGTGCACCATTTTGTTTGAGCACCATATCTTAAGGAACCTCTGTGTGTTAATGGTTGTAAGAGTAAAAATTCTTCATTTTCCATGTAAACCGTTGCATGTTCTTCTCTAACGAATGTTTTTTCTTCTTTCACTTCTTCGGCTCGTGCGATTACAAGTTTAAGATAAGAAACATCTGTAAATTCTTTTGCATAGATGTCTTTGTTTGGAATATATGATAACAATTGGTCGAACTGCAATACGAGACTAATAAGTCCTTGAGTTGTGTTCGGACAAGAATTTTGACTTCTCGAAACCCATGATTTTAGGAGATATTCCAAATATTTTTTGGTTGGAGTTTTGTCAGCCTCAACGAACTTATTAAAAGTTGCTAATGATATCGTTGAATACTTTGACCTTAACTCATCTACTTTTGACATACTAATACATTTTGAAGACCAAAGGTAAGATAAAAAAATCTTTTCTACAAATATTTTTTCATGTCCATTTCTAAAACTGTATCCATAATATCTTTCGGAACTCTATATTCATCATAAGAAGTATCATCTTTTAAATGAGAAATAATACATCCATACAATTTGATGTTTTCGTATTTTGTTCCTTGTAGCATTTTGATTAACAATTTTGCATACAATGGAAGTTGAAGATAGTAGTGACCTAATGCAGTGTTAGGATATTTTTCAAAAGGTTTATACATCCTTTCAGTATACCTTGTCTCTTCAAAGTTTTTTGGTTTGTTGGTTTTCCAATCCGTAACAAGTAATCCAAATTCATCTCCTGTTTTATTCAAGGTTAACCAAATTTTATCTGGTTGTCCTGTATATCCCAACTCAGGGTCTCCCAAAACCATCTCCGTATCAAGTAATACAACTTTTCTTGATTCCATTAAATCGAGGTATCTTCTACCTGCAGAAATCATGTTATCACTTTTCATAAGTTGGGTTAAGTCACATTCGAAAACAGGTTGTCTAACTTCTTTGTAACCACCGTATTTGTCAATTAGAACTTTCTCCAAAACATAGTGAACCCTACTACCTAAGTTTGTTGAGTAGTCACCAGCTGCCGCCCACTCTTCAATTAATTGTTGTTGTTTTTCAGGGTCACCACCTGCTTTATTATATGCCGCTTCCTCAGTTGGGAAGGGTTTATAGAACTTCTTCAATACTTTGGATACAGATGGATAGTCTTTCCTTCCATTCATAGTATAAATGTGTTTGTCTTCTTCGAACGTTAGACCGAGAGACTTTTGTTTTTGAGAGATAATCTCCCTTATTTCTTGTGAAATCTTTATTAAATCCATGTTACTTTATTTCGTGGTAATACTCGTCAATTTGACCTTTCAAGTCACAAATATCCTTATCTTTTGGCAATTTAACAATTTTAATTTTGTTATATAACCTACCCCCATTCAATTCGTTATATATTTTAACCCCATCATCCCATGCATCCCCGTCACAACACACAACAATACTAGCGTTTGCTCGTAGGTATAAATTCTCGAATATCAATTTACTCATCTTCTTACCTAACATAACCAATGGATTATCAAGAAAGAATGAATCAAATGCCCCTTCCACCAAGTATATATCCTTATCCCAATCAATTAGACCTTCATTGAAGATTATCTCGTCTTTTGGAACTGAGGGGTTTTTATACTTCATTTTTTTGGGTGTCCACGCTCTTGCAACATAATAGTTTAGTTGACCTTCAGAGTTGAAGGATGGGACGATAATTCTGTAGGCAAAGTCTCCTTTAACAGTGTAACCTATCTTATATTTTTTGATTATTTCATCGGTGATACCTCTACTAATAAGGTATTTGTATGCTTCAATGTGAGGAATGAATCTTGGGTTTGAGTCTTCAAATGTTGTATAACCTTCAGGTAGACGTAACCAAACCTTTTTCTTTTCCTCTTGTTTGAGTTCTTCAGGTTTAATTAGTTCATAAACCTTCTTTTGCTTTTTGGTTCCGAACTTGTCGAATAATTTACCAAGTGGTCCGTGAGTTCCGAGTGTTTCTCCACAAGCCCAACACTTGTATACGTGACGTGAATAGTTGATTTCAAGGTTACCCTTACCATCTCCGTTTTCGAGACCCTTCTCAGCAGCACAAACAGGACAGTCAAAAGATATCTGACCCTTTGATTCATAATGCTGGTGTGGAGCTCCTAAAACATCCGACAACAATTCTACCAATACCTCAACTTCATCTATCATATTACAAATATAATAAATTATTCTGTATTGTCATCTTTCAAGTCTTCAGGGTCTGTTGCAATAACATTACGTCTCCACCACTTTTTGATAGGGTGTGATTCATCAAAGTTTTTTTCGATGATACCCGCAACTAAAATGAATAAAGCAGTGAAACCCAACAAGAAAAAATATATGTAAGCAAATATTTTCATATTAAATCCATTTTGTCTTTTTTATTTGAGAGTAGTCTTCAAGTTTAACACCAAAGTAATTTAAATACATTTTAACTTCAGATAGACACATTTTTTTGATAAATCGGTTGATTTTAACTTTGGAAACTCTCTTTCCTTTATCAGATAGAAGTGATGAATCGAACCATTCTAATTTTCCCCAACTTACTCTTGCATGTATTTTACCAGTAAACTCGATATCAATTTCTTCACTATGAGTATATTTTCTGTATCCTACAACCTTAACAGAGCCTTTTATTTTGTCTGTGTTGAGGGTTATTGAACCATACTTTGGCATCAACTTTTTTAAACCTTTTGTTGTCTCATTTTGAATTACGTATCTTCCCATATTGGGACAAAGATACTACGTTAATATTAAACTACCAAATTTCTTTTGACTTCATAAAACCAAGTGCAGCACAATAAGCATCGGTTTGGTCGTAGTTTTCCTTCTTTAAGGTATTGTTCTTGGTATATTGCCAAGTAATCTGAGGTTCTCGTTTAGCAACCAATTCCCATATTACAACTTTCTTATCTATGTCTTTCGGGAATCCACCAAAAAGAACAAACTTATCACTGGTGTTCTTTTGAACTAAATGTGGGAATGCAAATTTTCTTGAATTGTATGTTGAGATAAACTCAGGGATAACACCCAAAACTTCATAAACCTCTTTACAGATTAATGTGTTATATCTCATTAAGGTTCCGACTGTGTATACGTTGTTTGAGTTAAGAAGTGGTTCTTCTATCACAACTGTCTTAATTCCAAGTCCAACATATGCCTCGAGTTTGTTTCTGAAGACATTACTTTTTAACATTAATTCTTCAATCTTACTGTCAGTAGTTGGTTTAGGTCTTGGTGAGATATGAGTTAATTCTAATAAATTCTTTGATTCAATATCAAATAATGCCCAACCAATAGTTTTGGTGCTAATGTCTAATCCAAGAACCTTGGGTGAATCTTCGTTTAATTCTTTGTTTGCCATAATTGGAAATACGGTTCGGCAATTTTATGCCACAACACTGCCTGTAATCTTACGTCAATAATTGAATTTGTAAAGTTCAGCAATTAAAAATCAAGTTTCACCACATACTGTTGAATACCTTGTCTGAGCTCAGGTGATTGTAATTTAGATACTACAATCAAATCTTTGTTCTCATCGAATAAACCAATCTCAGTAACATAAGATGTTGTTCCCGAAGTCCAAGTTGGGTTAGATGTGTTTGTAAATTGGTTTCTTCCCAAGTTAATAAGGTATTTCATCTCATAGATAGTTGCACTGATATCAGTTTCAATGTTACCATAAAAATAATACTCATCACCGAAGTTTAATACCTCAGGTTGAGCATTTGTAGGTAAATCTATATAGTCATTCAAATTGTATGGATAGGTTGCAGTATTATACATGTCAGGGTCAATTTGGAATGTTGTTCCTGTTAAACCACTCAATGTAATAAACCCATTCACTGTTGTAGCACTGATATCTGAGGTTACATCACTAATTCTCCAATTGGATGAAACTGGTCTTGTATCACCTGTAACAATTTGGTAAATCAACTGTAATGAGTTAGCACAAAATCCACTCAAATTAGTTGAGCTGAAGTTATCATTCAAGAACGGAAACTCGTCACCAAATCTTACAGATACGTTAACCGTGTTAGCCGATACAGTATTTGGTGCCTGAAGGACTGTATAATAATTACAATGTAATGACTCTGTGAAGGCAGTCGAACCAAATCTATAAGAAACCCAAATTCTTTCTTCAGGGTTTGTTAAAAGTCCCGTAGATGTAGTATTTGTGAAACAAGTATTAGGCGTTAACGTTGCAACCTTAGGTGCTGGCAATGTCCAGTTTCTATTTGACTTATAAGATAAAGCAGCAACTACTTCTTCATCATCAATAATAACAATTTCTTGGTCAGGGAACACTTTACCAATTCTATTTAAGTTTCCGTTAGAATCAGGATTTGTATCCCATAAATGATAGTATCTGATACCAGGGTCATTCATGTCAAGATTTCTTGTTGACTTAATATAGTATGGTGTGCATAAATCATAGTTTGGTGGGTCAATAAAGAATGTTTCACCGATTGTGTTTCCTGTTGATTTGTGCCACATCAATGTTGGAATAGACAATTTAAAGTGTCTTGCCAATCCTATACTGTTTGTTGGGTTTTGAGGGTCAAAAGGAACTGTTGCAAATTTTTCACCATAAACATGGTCAATGTCTTGATTCGTGTAGTGAATTATTGCAATTGCCTTTTGGTCTCTTGGATAGACAATAACTTTTTCATCAAAAGAATTATAATAATAAACCTCACTTGTATCTGTTTGACCTGTCGCCTCTTGATATCCCAAATATTCTTTTGTTCCGATATAGGTTACCGAACCATAATTAGGATATCCTTCATAAGTATTTGGTAATAAACCTGCAGGATTTTCACTCCAAGGAATATTCATGTTCCAAATTAAAGTATTTTCTCTGTTCTGAATATCACAAGGTGTTTCAAAGTTCAACGCGTCTGTTTCCCAATAAGGTGCTGGTGTAATGAAATCATATAACACAGTCATTCCTGACGGATATATTAAAGTCCTACCATATTGTCCACTCAAGGAATATGGTGTATAGTCCGGTATCTCTCTATCAACAGTAACTATCCAAGGTGTTTGACCTGTTGTTCCTGTTAATGGTGATAATCCCTGAACTTTATATGTGAGTATTGGGTTAGTATTTACTTGCCCACCAGCTCCAAGTCCATCGACAAATATTGTAATAAAATCACCTACTGAAGGAGTTCCTGATGTTGGGCTAATTGGGTCTAAAATTAAATTAAGTTGTGTTCCTCCTGTCAGAGTATCTAATTCTACGAAATAATTCGATGTAATTGTGTAAGCTGAAGACGTTTGAGCAGTCCAACTATTATTGGTATTTCCCGTAAAAAATCCTTTTGGTCCTGCAGAGTTATAAACTTCCTCTACCGAACTATCCATAAAAGGAATTCCATAAGTGCTTCCCTGACCTCCACTAACATAATAAGGGTATTTTACGTTCTGTTTGTTTGATTCAGGAAATCCTGTATCATTCTGAGCATTAAATGCTGGCATCAAGATATTATTGTTCACTTGATTATAATTCGGCACCGCTGAATAGTTTACTTCACTATCTCCAATTTGGAAGTAAGAGATATTAAAATTCCCTTGTGAAATGTTTCTCCTTCCAACGTCAGTTAATCTTGTGTTAACTAAACCCGAAGTATTTTTTATGATATATGCCATTGGTTATAAATATTCTTTTTTTTATTTCTCTTACGAAGCAAGGGTTGTGTATAAAACTTTATAGGTTGCACCTGTCTCATTAAAGTTTTGTGGGGTTGCAAATACCACAGGAACTTCATACACTGAATCAGGGTAGAAAAATGAATTTAACGTTTCAGAACCTACTTCAATTCCATTTTTATAGATTATTATCGTCACTGATTGATTACCAGAGTTGTTAACAGAGAAGTTAGCAACGTATGTTTTGATAGGAGTAGTGTAGAAAGTTGGTATTGTAAATATTTTAGTTCTAACAGAACCATTATTCAGCAACGGAGTATCTTCGTCTGACATCCTAATGTTCAAATTACATCCTGTAGGATAAACATCAGAGCAAACAATTCCCGCAACATAAACAGGATTGTTAACAAACACCCCAACGGATGGATTTATTTGCCACTCGAATGTCATTGTTTGTTCTTGTGATTGTGCTATTAGTGTTTGATTTGAAATTCCTTGTGAAGTTTGAATCATATTAACTGAACAACAACTACATCCGTCGATAATAGCAGATACAGGAACTATTGATACGGATTGAACTCCAGTTGCTACGCAACCATTAGCTGTCGCATAGTTTAATGGTGTAATCACTGATGTTGTTTGTCCTGAAATTATATCTGTAGGTGATACTGTGACAGTAATAGTTTCTGTGTAAGTTGTCTGTTGTGTCTGGTTAGGTGAACAATTTGGTCTATCAATCAACCGAACGACAGGAGTTGATGAAGTTGGCGAAATTAATACTCCATTATCATAAAAATTATTTGTTGCAGATATTATGAATGTAGAAGCTGGTATATTATTGTAGAATGGTCCTTCAATTTTTTGAACTACATTAGCATTCAAACTTATTGTTGCGGTTGTTCCTTGAGGTAATGGTGGATTAATACCAAGAGTCCATGAGAATATTTGAGTCGTAGCGTTTAACTGTTGTATTCCAACTACTTGAATTGATACATCATGGTTAATAGGATTATTATTAACCTGTAATTGAAGTATCTGAGATACTATTTGTCCATTACTATCTTTAGTGAACACTGTAAATTGTCCTGCACAAAGACCGTTGAAGATATTAGATTGTTGATAGTTTATACCATCAATAGAATATGAATATGGACCAACTCCACCTGTAGTTGGTAATATAATTGAACCATTGCATGGTCCTGATGAACATCCTGTATTTGTCACTTGAGCATTTGATATTAAAGGTAATGATGTTGGGCAATTTCCTTGACTTGCACTAACGATAAGTTGATTTGAATTAGTTCCAGCAATACTCCAAGAAGATAATGGTATTAAAGCTTGTGAATAGCTCACAGGAATTCCACCACCTGTAAATCCGTCAATTTGCCATCTATTGATATTGTTACTGTTGTTCCAATACATTGTAAGTCCGTTCGCAGAACTTGTCCACTTATATCTACCATTTTGAGTTCCTGCCGGTATAAATTGGTAAGGACCATAACTTACATTAATTCCTTGAACTGTTATACAAATATTTGGAACATTGAATGACTGTGATGGTGTGATAGTCGGTGTTAATGTTGGAGTAACTGATGGTGTTGGTCCCAACAATGTGCAAATAGTCGTTGCAGTATAATCTCCATAATAATCAACCACCCTAACAGCATAAGACCCTCTACCAATGTTTGCCAATATTTGACTTGTGCTTCCATTATTTAACCATAAAAAACTATAAGGACTTGTTCCTCCTGTTACATTAACAGTTAAAATACCATCTATTGAAGTAGATGAACTTGGCGATTGAATTATATTACATGAAACTCCCAAATCAAACAAAGTTGTAACCGCGCAATCATTAATCAATTTATAAACACCTGAAGGTGTTGTAGTAACAGTTGCCGTCGGGGTGATGCTTGGTGTTATGCTTGGAGTAACAGTATTAGTTGGTGTGGGTGTAACTGTTGGCGTTTGGGTTGTCGTTGGGGTTGGTGTAGGAGTAACACAAACAACCGAAGCAGCCTGATTGAGTTTTGTGATACCGAAATTAGGTAATTGGTAATTCAGAACAACAAGTTGTCCTGCACCTGTTCCTTGTTGGAAATTTCCACAACAATCTGTGTAATAATATGTTGTTTGAGTAACACCACTTCCGCAAACAATTGGTGTTGTTGAAGGAGTTGGAGTTGGCGTTTTTGTAAGGGTTGGTGTTGGTGTATTAGTTGGAGTCTGAGTTGGTGTTCTTGTTAATGTCGGTGTGATAGTTGGAGTTATCGAAACTGTTGGAGTGTTTGTCGGTGTAACAGTTGTCGTAGCGGTTGGAGTAACTGTTGGAGCAACAGGTTGACAATCTGAACTTGTTGAACAAGTCCCGCCAGTTGTTATTACAATACCTGATGGTGCTGGAATCAATGAACCTGTTATACCATATTGAAAAGTTATTTGTCCGTTATTAACACACAAATCAATTTCAATACCTGACCCACTAATAGTATAAGGATAGTTTGTATATGATTGTGGCGCAACATTAACTCCTGAACAAGTAAGATAACCTACCCATAGATTGTTTCCCCCACTTTGTAAGGCTGAATTTGGTATTAATATGCTATTGCAAAGACAGGACATTTAGTTTAAATTATATATTATAATTATAAGTTTCGACTTTTATTTGTATAGGTTATGAACATAACGTATACGAAAGTATGTTACCATATGAGTTAACTTGAACCTGATAGATATCAGACCCCCAAACCATTTTAATAAATTTATCTCCACCATTGTATGGGTTGTAGAGGACCCCACCGAATGTTGATGTATAAACAACTATTCCTGCAGAAATATTACCATCACTCAAATAGGTATAATAATTTTGAACTGTCAATTCATCTTCACAAGCATCACCTGATAATATGAAAGTATTCTGACCAACAGCGTGTGGATATATCATAGGTGTTGTTGTTACTGTTGGTGTATTTGTTGGTGTTATTGTAGGTGTTTGTGTAAGAGTTGGCGTTATAGATGGTGTAATCGTAGGTGTTACTGACGCTTGTGGAGTCTGAGTTACTGTCGGTGTAATAGGTGGTGTGGTAGATGGTGTTGGTGTTGGCGTTATATTAACAAACTCACCATATTCAAAGTCTTGAGTATCTATAATTTTTACCAAGAAGTTATCATCACTATATGAATCAGGAACAACAAATTCATATGGGAATGTTGATACTGTAGCAACATAAACACAATCACCACTTGTTGAATCACAATAATAGATTTCAACAGGTGTGTTTGCTGTGACTGCCAATATATTAACTAATTCACTCATGTTGAAACTGTTTGAATTCCTGTGATTATGCAGTCTTTGCTATCAATTACCTTTAACAGATAACTTGATGATTCATCATAAGGTGATGGTATTGTAAAGCTCAATGAAGTGCTTGATGTTGTTAACATATAGAAACAACCTGTCCCGTCTGACTGACAAACGTATATATCGTATGGGGACTGTCCCGTGATTCCATTTATGTTTACTTGTATTGGCATATTAACATCCGAAATTTCCTACGTTTATGGAACCACTTATAAATAAAACACAAGTGCTGATAACTTGGTATCCGGTTCCGACAAATAGACCTCCTCCATTGATTGCACAAGATTCAACGTCAGAATTGGTTCCTTGTAGAATTGTTCCCGATACTGCTATTGTGTTATATTGTCCCGAAAGAGGTTTATAATAAACCACTCTTAAAGTGTAATTAACATTCTGAGAAACAACAGAATCCAAGGTTATAAACCAATCCAAATGGTCTTGTTGGTCTCCTGCACCACAGTTTACAAATATAGAACTCGTAGAGATAACTTTTGGTGGTGGAGGTGGTGGTGTTAAACAAGCTTCACAACTTGCAAATATCGTTGGTGTCAATCCATCAAAATAATTTCCTGAATAAGTGAATGATGATGTGTTTACATCACTTGTAACATATGATGTTTCATATTGTCCTTTGTATCCCCAACAAGTTCCATTATTATCTTTAAACGTTTGACCAACAGTTATTGTAAATCCAGCAGGTAAAGTTTGAATTACTTCAGAGAAAGAAACACCCTTAATTATTTTCTCACAAGTCTTGAACACATAAACATAGTTTGGTGTTGGAGTTATTGTAGGAGTAACACTTGGCGTAAGTGTAATTGTTGGTGTTATCGTTGGAGTGATAGTTGGTGTTTGGGTTGGTGTTGGCGTTTTGGTTGGTGTTATCGATGGAGTCGGTGGTGGAGTCAAACCTGGTGTAGGAGTGATAGTTGGTGTAATCGTATTTGTCGGTGTTATTGATGGTGTAATTGTATTTGTCGGTGTTGATGTTGTGTTAGGTGTCGGAGTTATTGTTGGGGTTATTGTCGGAGTATTTGAAACCGTTGGCGTAGGAGTAGGTGTAGATGGAATAAGACAAGGTCCACAATTACCATAGATGTCAAGGATTTCACCAACTGTTGAGTTTGATGATATCGATGTTGTATCTGCACTATAAGTAGCACATGTTAAATTACCATTGATATACCCAAGTATTGTAATTGGTGGTTGTAAAGTAATTCCACTATAATACAAATCTTGTGCAACATAATATGTCACTTGAGTTGTGCAATCAATTAATATCTTCGTATTAACACAAGAGAACCCTTTGTTCATCATCTCAAATGTAACAGTTCCATTTATATCCAAAGGCAACGTAGAAGATGGTGTTGGAGTGATGGTCGCAGTAACTTGAGGTGTGATTCCCGTAATTGAGAAGTCCAAACCTGTATTACAGTTAGGTGTCGGAGTTGGTGTCGGACTAACAGGAAATGCCGTAAGGTCAATATCCAAAACGGTAATGGTTGCCGAAGGTGTTGGAACTGGTTCCCAATCACAATCAAAATATGCCAAGAAATTAAGTTGACAATCTGATGGTGTTGGTGTTGGCGTAACACATGGTCCAGTTGTGAATGAAACCGATGCAATGTCAGGACAAACTGAATAACAAGGGCTTGAACCTTGGAGGTAACAAGTTCCTCCCAATGAGTCTGACAAACACCAATAACTTTCAGTTGAAGACGTGAAATAATATATCACACCCTGAGGACTTCCTGAATATGTTAATCTACCATTATAACTTGCTCCTGCGGTATAATTTCCATTATACATTGATAGACCTGAGAATGATGTTCTTAAACAAAACTCTGTATCATCACAAACTCCAACTGTAGGAGTTATTGTCGGAGTAACTGTTGGCGTAGGATTTGGAGTTACAGTAGGTGTCGGAGTTAGAACACAGAAAGTGCAATCGTCAAAGTCAGGTGCACCCAAATAAGGACCACCAGGTCCTGAGAATTCAATGAACTTGTAACAAACGTCATTATATACATAAGCAGCATCAACGAAAGCAACATCCGCATCAACAGTTGCATAAAATATTTCACCATTGTCACATCTCCCCATTTGAGCCGCCCTCTTATTTGTTCTTGGACAAACTGGGTCAAGACACCCTATAGTATTTGTAAATGTAACGCCAGAAGCATTAAAAATAGGTCCGGCACCTGTATTTGCAACAACAGTAGCACATCCACTAAAATCAGTTCCCCCTGTAATAACATAAACATCACCAAGAATTAATTGTGAAATTCCATTTCCAAATCTAAAGAAATTGGAACCGTCATCACAATCTTGGAATTGTATTACTATTCCTGAAGTTTGAGTTGGCGTTGGAGTTGGCGTCTCAGTTGTTGTCGGAGTCGGTGTGGAGGTCGGAGTATTTGTTGGTGTTTCAGTTACTGTAGGTGTAGGAGTTTCAGTTGGTGTCTCAGTTACTGTAGGTGTTGGCGTTTCAGTAGGTGTTTCAGTTACCGTAGGAGTTGGTGTTTCAGTAGGAGTTTGTGTAGGAGTTGGTGTTTCAGTTGGAGTTTGTGTAGGAGTATTTGAAGGTGGTAATCCAGGTGTCGGAGTGACCGTAGGTGTCGGAGTGGGCGTTTCTGTCTCGGTGATAGTAGGTGTCGGAGTGGGCGTTTCTGTGATGGTTGGCGTATTTGTTGATGTAGGCGTTGGTGTTGGAGTCGATGGACAAAACAATTGTCCAGTCGAAGCTATTGGAATTAGTGTCCCTCCTGGGTCTGTAAATACCGAACCAGTAACAACCCAAACATTTCCTGGCGAGGTTACTCTATCGTCGATAGAGAATGTTCCAAAAGAGTATTCTTCTGAATATTCTATAGAACTATCCGCACAATTTGTTATTTGATACCATACCGATACATTAATTGGTGTAGTAGTAGGTGTTGGAGTTTGTGTTTGAGTAACTGTTGAGGTTGGTGTTGGTGTTGGAGTTGGTGTTATCGGACCTCCTCCTGATGTTTGAGTAATTGTGGGTGTTGGTGTTTGAGTTGGAGTATCAGTGATAGTTGGTGTTGGAGTAATTGTTGGGTCAGGCGTTGGGTCAGGCGTTGGGTCAGGCGTTGGGGTTGGTGTTTCGGATTCTGTAGGGGTAGGTGTTGGTGCCCCACATGTCCCGACTGGTATTACCGTGCTAACACCCAATACTTGGGCATCGGTTTGATAATAATAGATATTAATTGGAAATGAATTATCAATACAGGCAAATAATAGGAATACTCCAGCTGTATTATATTGCTCCGTTCCAGGATTACCACTACAATCTGTGTATCCAACAAAGAGAACTCCGTTGAGGGCAGGATTCGAGTTTCCCGTAGCATTTGCTAAGTCTGTGCTTTGGACATTAATATCGTAATTGAAACAAGCCATATTATTATTCTTACTATATAAATAACCTGACTATAGGTTTTTATCGTTTTTATAATATAGTTTTATTAGGATGTAAATAAAGTCACTCCGAGACTATATTTATAGTATATGAAACTTCTTAAAACGATAAAGAAGATTATACAAGAGGCTGAGGAACAGCTAAATCTTGCAAACGATTCATCTCTACCTTTGGAGGAATTGGATAAATTGGAGAAACACTATAAAGATTCTCTCAAATTATTGAATCTATATAATTCCAAAGAAAAGAAGAAAATTGGAAATTAAATTTCTTTGTAGTCGTAACCCATCTTTCCTATCAGATAATGTAATTCGTTATCTTTCGTTATAATTTCTTTTATGTGTTGTGGAATTAAATTTGCGTCGAATCTATTCAAATAATTTTTCGAATCACCGAATGAGCTGTGAGTTCCAGAGACTTGTGTATTATCAAACCTTTCCGTAACATTGAATTTGTCAAGTAGTTCTACTCTTTTATCTTTATTTTGAAGCCAATCTTCATATTTGATAAAATTAACTTTACCCTCCAAACAAGCTTTTGCATGATTTTTCCAAATTTCCAAGAATTTCTCATCATAGAACGCTCTCGGCTCGTTTCGATTATGAAACATATTAATTCTTGACACTAAATTATTGTAAAAGTCTCTTATGAAAAGTATTTTATGAGTCCTCGTGTATTCCCATCCCTTGAACACACCTCTGTTGAAAGGTGAATTTGAATGATTTATGTGACTGTAATCCCAAAACTCATTGTCGTAAGAAATTGAAAGAATATTAGGTTTATTAAGTGTATCCATAACATTCAGACACTGTTCATAAAATATTGTTGAGTCGTTCCAATGAGTCCAACCACAATCACCGAAAACTGTTACTTGCCATTCATTATGGTATTCAAAATCAACCATGTTTTTAAAAAACCAATTCATCATTGCATGATGACCAGAGCGAGCTAGACCAGTAAATTCTATTATTTCCATTCTATCTAATTGACAAACAAATTCCATTCTCAGAATGACTGAGATATCCTTTTTTATTCAAATAATCCATTAAATTATTTTTTTCTCCCAACAATATATTATTATCTTCGAAAATTATTAAATTAGGAAGTAAATCCTCTCTCAGACTCATTATTAGATTAGCATCCAAACCCTCGACATCAAGATGTAACCAATCTAATTTTTCAAAATTCTGCTCCACCAAATCAGTTATGGATATTGAATCCTTAATGGAAGATGTTATTTCTTCTGTCTCCCAATCCTTAATAACTCTTTCCACGACAGAATTGGTATATCCTCTACCTCCCTCGAAAAAATTCACAGGTTTACCGTCAGTTGTAATTAATGAATTAATTAATTTAACATTATTTTTATTGTTGTAATTATTTTTTAATTCTTGGAATTGTTTCGAGCTAGCTTCTACCAAAACTAAATTTGAAAGATTATCGTAAACTAAAGGGCACCACTCTCCAAATTCACCGTCATGAGTTCCAATAGCTAAACCGTTTGGCATTCTACCATCACTCATGATTTTTTTACAATACATCCAAAGTGACTTATAAAAAATAGAACCATTTGTCATCACATCCCATTTGTATTCATAAACTACATTTGATTTAGAGTCAAGAATTTTGACATTGTTCATTTCACTACTTGGAAATGATGACCACCAAAAACTATTCAAGGTAGACGACCATACTAATCTGTCTGTAACATTATTTCTGATTTCGAGTTTTAATGGTAATTGGTCCTCAGAATATATCTTGTCAATTTGTTTCGTGTATATTTTTATTTCATTTGTGTAGATGATTTCTATCATGATTTTAGATAAGAGTTAAAGTATTATGCTTTATTTTATTAACTTTCGAGGTGATTTCATATTCGTTTAAGTCATGAATCAAAAACACATTTTTAGGGTTAAATTTGTTGAAATTCAAATCAACTATATCCAAATTTCGGATTTGATATTCTTGTAAGTTATCGTCAATTCTAATTTGAATATTTAATTCCCCTTTTACATCATAAAATAATAATTTAATTGGTGCAAGTGTCTCATCATTTTTTTCTATGAAAAATTTCACATTCGGTATCTCCGAATAGTTAAAAAAATCGTGTTCTTGGTAGTAATAAATTTCGTCCTCAACAGGTGTTTTTTCGATTTTATAATTCAAATCCTTTTGGTTCCTATGTAACCACCCGAAAGCATCGGTGCCAAGAGCCATTAGATAATTTTCTTTGGTTATTTTAGAAATGAAGTTTTTTAGATTTTCTCTATCGAAAATCATGAAGTGTAATCCAACATCCCAAATAGTTTCGCCCCTTTTTGATGGATATATTGAATTTGATTCATTCGAGTTGAGTCCTGAAATTACATTTTCATCAATTTTCAAATCGTATATCATGTGATAGAACCGCTCATATTCAAGATTTAATGCAATTTCACTTAGTTGCTTAACTTGTGTTAGACCTGCAAATCCGTAGTCAGAATACGTAGTTGTTATTTTGATTTTTTGTTCATCCTTGAATAATATCTTCCACATATACATCGCCTTCTCAGGCCAATCCAAGACCGGATTGTCTTTGGTAACAAAGAAATAATCACACATATCAACCACGTCTTTATCCATGTAGAATGGACTGATTAAGATGACATCAATGTTCATCGATTTTACTGAAAAGATATTTCTTTTGAGTATATCAATCTTTTCTTGTGTATCACAAAATGAACTTATTAAAGCTACTTTTTTCATTTATCAATTTTTTTCAAAACCGTGAGTCCATTGTTATTAACTTTTCTTTCCCAAATAATCCAGTCTTTGTTAGAATCCAAAAACTCTTCAACCGCTGGTATCAATCCTGTAGGTAAATTTATATTATCATGTGTATCACCACCCGGTTCACCCGAACCCTCGTTTACAAATCCAAAACTAACGGTGTCGTGTAAAATAATATATTTTTGAACTTTTCTATGGTGTCTATATAATTCTTTTTTCAATTGGAGATAATCATGCCAAGTATCAATAAACAACAACTCGCAATTATCCAAGTCGTATTCCAAAGAACTTTTTTCAACAAATTCAAAATTAATATCGGTGTCTTGAACTGCGTCATACACTTCTTGAAGATTTCCTCCAAATCTATCAGGAGAATACAGGTCTAAACTAATCATTTTTTTCGGATTAGCAGCTAAGAACGCCCAAGTGCTAACAATTTTTCTAACCCCCATTTCAACAACAACCCCACATTCTTCAGAATACCTTTTCAATGTTTCTAAGTGTTCATTTATGTCCGAATGAATAGAACGGACTTCTTCATATTTTTGTAAAATATAGGATTGACTCATAAAGTTTTATTTGATTAAAAATAATGTTTTACTAATTTTAAGTAAACTGATTAACATGGATAAAATGAAATTATATTTCCACGGTTCTTATATTGGAAATACAGGATTTAATAATCATACAAGAGATTTTACAAGAAGCCTCTCAGAACATTTAGATATCAAAGTTAGAAACTTTACTGTAGGTTCTACTTGGGATGGTTTTTCCGAAACCCCTCATGACAAGGAATCTTACATTGATGACCTTGATAAAAAAATACTATACGAACAAAATCTTTGGGCAGAAAATAAAGAAAGAAAAGATTTTAAAATTTACCCTTCAGATGAAAAAAATTTCATACACGACTTTAACATCATCCTGAATGAAACAAATCACTATTTTTTTTACGACAATTACATCGGACCAAAAATTGGATATACTGTTTGGGAATCTACTCTTTTACCTGATGGATTTTTCAATAAATTAAAAGAATACGATGAGGTATGGACACCATCCAAGTGGCAGAAAGAATGCATGGTTAAACAAGGAATGTCAGAGGACTTCATCAAAGTTGTTCCTGAAGGAGTTGATGACCAAGTTTTTTTTCCTGAAGAGGTCGATGACGTTTTGAATGAATATAAAGACGGTAGATTTAAATTTATACTGTTTGGTAGATGGGATTACAGAAAATCCACTAAAGAAATTATCGAAACCTTCTTGAAAACATTTGACAAGTCAGAGCCTATTGATTTAATTGTCTCCATTGATAATCCTTGGGGTGAATCTATTGATGGATTCAAGTCCACTGAGGAAAGACTCAAACATTACGGATTAGATGATGAAAGAGTAAAAATTATTCATTTTCCATCGAGACAGGACTATATCAAGTTTATCAAGAAGGGTCATGTTTTTGTATCATGTGCAAGAGCTGAGGGATGGAACTTACCTCTCATCGAAGCGATGGCGAGTGGAACCCCATCAATTTATTCGAATTGTTCAGGTCAGTTGGAATTTGCTAATGGTAGAGGTATACCTGTGAACATTTTAGGTGAGACCCCAACAAATGGTAACACTTATGGTCGTTTTAGTATGGGTGAAATACCTGGAAATTACTACGAACCCGATTTTAATCATTTATCAGAAATGATGAGACTTTCATATGAAAAATATGACACACTCAAAAAAATTGCAGTTGTAGATTCAGAAAAAATAAGAGAAGAATTTAATTGGAAAAAAATTGGAGAAATTGGTTTTGATGCTTGTAAGTCGTTCTACGAAAAAATACAATCTAAAGAAAAAAGTGAAAATGAAATCATTGTTAGTTTCTTAGATGGTCCTAAAGTTGAAATATTAGGAAACTCATATTCAAAATATCATGTAGAGTTCTTGGATGAAAATATGAATTTAATTCATAGTGAAACAATCACTACTGGTATGTGGACCAAAGCAAGTAGAAAATACTACACAAAATGGACGGTAAAAATAAATGGTTTGGTTGTTCATGAATTTGATTTGTCAGGTAAAAAAGTTCTAATTTCATTAGAATCTAAATCTATAGGTGATACGATTGCTTTCGCACCGTATGCTATCGAATTCGCTCAAAAACACAACTGTAAAGTAATACTCTCTACTTTTCATAATGAATGGTTCGAAGGGTCAGATTACTATAAAAAAATACAATTTATCAAACCAGGTGAGAGTGTTGGGTGTTATGCAGTTTATAAAGTAGGTTGGTTCAGAGACGATAATGATGGTTGGAGAAAATTTGATTATTATCCAAATCAGTTGAATTTACAACCTCTTCAGAAGACTGCAACGGATATATTAGGATTGGAATTCAAAGAATTGAATTATGGAGTAAAAGTAGATGTCAAACCTAAAAGAATAGAAGGGAAATATGTTGTTATAGGGCCTCACTCTACTGCTGGGTGTAAAGAATGGCCATACGAAAATTGGAGTATCTTAGCCAAAATGTTAAATGATTTAGGATATAGTGTTTATTCTTTATCTCATCAAGATTTCAATTATCCTCACATTAAAAATTTGAAAGAAAAAACTTGGAATGAGGTTTTTAACTATCTTATACATGCCGATTTATTTATTGGATTGAGTTCGGGTTTATCGTGGATTAATTGGGCCTTAGGAAAAAAAGGAGTAATGATTGCAGGATTTACAAAAGATGACCACGAATTTCAACATAATCTTATTAGAATTTCTAATCCTGTTTGTATTAAATGTTGGTGTGACCCTGTTCTTAAATTTGATGGTGGTGATTGGAATTGGTGTCCTGTTTACAAAGGAACCGAACTTCAACATATATGTCAGAAATCCATAACCCCTAATCAAGTCTTTTCAGAATTAAAAAAATTATTATGAAAATAGAAGTATCAGTAGGTGAAATAGTTGACAAACTTTCGATTCTATCAATAAAAAAACAGAATATTATAGAAGAATCAAAATTGAATAATGTAATCAAAGAATATGAATACTTGAAAAACATAGTATTTAATAATTTGAAAATTGAACAACAAGATTTCGATGAAATGATTCAAGTAAATTCAAAACTATGGAAAATTGAAGATTCTCTCAGAGAAAAGGAAAAGGAAAAAATTTTTGATGAAAAATTTATAGAATTAGCTCGTTCTGTGTATTATACAAATGATGAAAGAGCCTCTATAAAGAAAAGAATTAACACTAAATACGGTTCTGATTTCTTCGAAGAGAAATCATATTCACAATATCAATAAAAAAAGGAGAGAATTACTTCTCTCCTTTTTATTTATTATTCTTTAGTTGGTTTATATTCTAATAGAACTTTATCAACATCTTTACGTTCAGCCTGTATGAAGAAATATGCCATTACTTTTCCATCAGATGAGTCAACAAAAATTTGATTATTCTCAACTTTTTGAACCCAATGTATCTTATTCTCAAGTGATGTCAATTGAACAGTAATACTCTTTTCATGAACCAAATCCACCCAGTAGTATGGTAATTCAATCACGTTGGTTTCAGTATATCCTCTGAAATAAACACCGTGTTCTGGTCCTTCCAAGACACCGTATCTTAATCTAAACCCAGGTTTTGATGGGTGTTCGATATCGAAAGATTTAGATGCTGCTGTGAGACTTCCTGTTGCTGTGATGTCACCTGTTATCGCTAACGTAGACCCATCGAAAGTTGCATTTGCTTCAGCGTTAAGTTCACCTGCGTTTCCTGTCGCCGTAGTAATCCTGTTATTCGCATTATTGAGAATATTTGCAGAACCACTAGTTCCTGATGAACCTGAGCTACCACTAGTTCCTGATGAACCTGAGCTTCCTGAAGTTCCTGACGAACCTGAGCTTCCTGAAGTTCCTGACGAACCTGATGAACCAGATGTTCCACTTGAACCTGATGTTCCTGATGAACCTGAACTACCACTTGTTCCTGAAGAACCTGATGTTCCTGAAGAACCTGAAGAACCTGATGTTCCTGAAGAACCTGATGTTCCCGAAGAACCTGAACTACCACTCGTTCCTGATGAACCAGATGAACCCGATGTCCCACTTGAACCAGATGTTCCTGATGAACCTGAACTTCCTGAAGTTCCACTCGAACCCGAAGAGCCTGATGTTCCTGATGAACCTGATGTTCCTGAGGAACCTGAACTACCACTTGTTCCTGATGAACCACTACTTCCCGAACTTCCAGATGAGCCAGATGTTCCCGAAGAACCTGAGCTTCCTGATGTTCCCGAAGAACCTGATGTTCCTGAAGAACCTGAACTACCACTTGTTCCTGAAGAACCTGAACTACCACTTGTTCCTGAAGAACCTGATGTTCCAGATGAGCCCGATGTTCCTGATGAACCTGAACTACCACTTGTTCCTGATGAACCATTAGTTCCTGATGAGCCAGACGTTCCCGATGAGCCTGAGCTACCACTTGTCCCTGAAGAACCAGATGTTCCTGATGAACCTGAACTACCACTTGTTCCTGATGAACCAGATGAGCCAGAAGTTCCTGAACTACCACTTGTTCCTGATGAACCAGATGAACCTGAAGTTCCTGAACTACCACTTGTTCCTGATGAACCAGATGAACCTGATGTTCCTGA